GGTTGGCGACCCGTACCCGACCCAACGACCCTGACCAATCAGGCTGTTGCGGCTGCGGTGGAGATGCTGCGGCGCGAGCTGAAAGCTTCTCAGGAGAAGATCGAATCTCGCTTGGACGGCGTGGACAAACTGCACTTGCTGTTCGAGAAGATCATTGACCACTTTCCCGAGAATACCGCGAAGCAGATAGCCCTCCTCAAGGAACTGGTGTACGAAACCTTCAAGACACTCCAGGTGAAGTTTGACGCGGTTCAGACGGAGTTTTCGCTGCGGGATGACCGGGTCAAGGAAACCGCCATCGCTACCAAGGTCGCCGTGGACGCGGCCCTGCAAGCTGCTGAAAAAGCGGTGCAAAAGCAGAACGAGGCGTTTGGCGCCGCGACCGCGAAAGCGGAGGACGGCTTCAATAAGCAGATCGAAGCGATGGGTCAGCTGATCCAGACCGAAACGCGGGGCCTCGGCGACAAGTTCAACGACACCAAGGAGCGATTGACGCGGATGGAGGCGATGGGACTGGGCAGGGACACGAGCGAGAAGCGGGGCCAGGAATCGAGCACGCATGTCGTGTCCATCATCGCAGCCTGTATCGGGGCGGTTGGCCTTCTGGTAGCCATTGCCGCCATCGTCGTTACGATCGCCATCAAGGCTCACTGAGGTCCACAGATGGAAGTCAAGAGCGGCGCCCGGTCGACAGAATTCTGGGTAACGCTGCTCGTGCAGTTCGTCTCCGTGTTCCTGTTCGCCAACGCGGGCAGCGGCAGTGAGCCGGCGCAGGACGCCCTGACGAAGGGAGCGACGGCCCTCGGGGCCCTGATCGCCAACGCCCTGGTGGTGGTTCATTACCTCAAAAGCCGTACTCAGCTCAAAGCCGCGGCAATCATGGCACCCTCCAAAAGCGCCGACTCGTCCAGCATTCGGGTTGGAGACGTGTCGGCATCGGAGAGCAAGACGAGTCCATGAGCTTCCCCGTCGCGTTTGCCCTGGTGGTGTGCTCGCTGGAGGTGGTCGCGGTGTCCGTGGCGTTGTGGCTGGTGTGGCGGAGACGGAACAAGTAGAGAGGTGTGTGATGAGCGTATGGCTGGTAGTTTGGGTATTTTTAATGCTATTCTGGATCTTCGGAGGAGGCTATGCGACGTACAGCGGCCCCAACGCCAATCCGGTGTGGTTCGGAACCTACTGCCTGATTCCGTGGCTCGCCGTTCTGATTCTCGGACTGTTCGTGTTCGGCGCCCTTTCTCCGGGTCCGGCGCCCATCATCGTCAACCCGAGGTGATCTCATGGGCCTGATTCTCCTCATCCTCCTGATCCTGCTCCTGTGCGGCGGCTTCTCCCAGCGAGAGAGCTGGGGCAACGGTCCCGTCAGCATTCTGGGACTGGTGCTCATCATCGTGCTCGTCGTCCTTGGGCACGTCCCCATCGGCTTCTGAGTGTCTGTCATCGCCCTGGAAAGAGGCTACACCCCAGTGAGCGTCCCAACCATCACCTTGACCGGATCCGCCCTGACCGGGATTGCCCCGCACCTCCTGTCCGCCGGACTGTTGCCCTCCCTGCCCGAGACGGTGAGGCTGGGGCGCATCCGCCCCAAGGCCCGCCCGCTCGCCCTGGCCCTGTCCAACTACCTCAGCGCCGAGGCTCTTGCCGCCTCACCGCCACCGCCCTCGGTGGACTACGCCGCCAAGGCGATGGCGGCCCTGTCGAGGATGTATCTCAACGACCAGTACGGCGATTGCGTCATCGCCGGCAAGTACCACGCGGTAGGGCTGTGGTCCGGCAACGACGCCGGGAGTCCCGTCCTCGGTTCCGACAGCGAGGTCTACTCCTCTTACCAGACGATCTGCGGGCCGGGCGACAACGGCTGCGTTATCACCGACGTACTCGACTACATGCGGGCCAATGGCTTGCCGTTCGGTGGGGTGCCCCACAAGATCGACGGGTACATCAACTGCAACTGGCGCAACAAGACACTGGTCCAGGCGTCGATCTACCTGTTCGGCGGTCTGGAAATTGGCATCAATTTGCCCAACGCCTGGACGTCGGCCGCGGTCTGGGACGTGACCAACACGCAGATCGTCGGGGGGCATCTGGTATTCGGCGTCGGTTACAACGCACAGGGCGTGCAGATCAGTTCCTGGGGTCGCATTTACACGATCACTTGGGCGGCGTTCCAGTCGACGGAGTGGCTGGAGGAGTGCTACGCCCTTCTCGCCCCCGACTGGTACGGGTCCGACAAGCTGGCGCCTTCGGGGGTCGACGTCGCGACGCTCCGGGCGGACCTCCAGAAGGTGGGGGGAGGGACCGTCCCTCCGATCGACCCTCCGCTTCCCGTCTGCCCCGCGGGCCAGCACTGGGACGTCGGGCAGCAGAAATGCGTCGCTGACGTGGGTCCGCTTCCTCTCACCCCACTGTTTCCCGAGAAGACGTTTATCAGGGCGGTCAGGAGGGGCAGCACGGTGTCGTTCGCCGCCCCCGTGGACATTCCGCTCGGGAGTAAGCTTGACGTGTACGCCCCGGCGAATTCGACCGGGGAGGCCGCCCTTGACGAATCGCCCCTGGACTGAGCGAGGAACGGCCGCGCCGTGGCCTCCCGCAGGCCTGATACCACCGGGGCTGCGAATCCCGCGGGACAGAGGTGTATCAACCGTGCGAGTCGGTTGAGCGGTGCGGCGACTTTTACAAATCGACCATCGCCCGGAGTAAGGACATGAGATCAATACTCCTGTTGGCTGGCATAGCATTGGTTCCCGCCGTCGCGCGGGCGCAAGCCTACACGATGACCGTGTACGGCTACCAGAAGGGCGAGCACCGGCCGGGACACTCGCACACCTGGGCCGTCTTCGCTGGCCCCGGCCAGAGAATCTGTATTAGCTGGGGACCGAGGGACAGGTGGCGACTGTTCGGCGGCGCCGTACCGGGTCGCAACCGGGGGGAGGCCGAGACGCTGGACGAAGCACGGCGCCAGGGGGCGACCGTGACGACCTACGGGCCGTATGCGATCGACGCCGAGACGTTCAAGGTCGCCAGGAGTCAGGCTGCGATTCTCGACAGCGGATACGTGATGTACAAGGTACTGGACGGTGCCTCGCGACCGTGGGCACTCAACTGCATTCACGCCGTCTCGGACATCGGCGGGCCGCTCCACACAGGCACGCTCTACGGTCACAAGGCGTCGGCCAGGGTAGCCGAACACCTGCTCAAAGGGGTCAAATAGATGCTGAGGTTGCTGGTCGGTTTTCTGGCGTTGTTGTTCGCCGCTCCGTGCCAGGCGCAGTACGCGCAGCACGCAGTCCTGCGCATCAAGTCACACGGGGCTAGTGGGACTGTCGTGCAGACCGCTGCTGGCAGCACCTACATCCTCACCTGCGCGCACGCATTCGAGGGCGGAAACAGACACAAGCCGATCAGACTGGACGTACCCACCGTGGCACCGACCGTGCATGTGCAGAGGGTGCAGCCGACCGTGGTAGCGGTGGATTACCGGCTTGACCTGGCGCTCATCCACATCAGCGCGGGACCGCTTCCTTACGTGTGCCCGATTGCCCCACCGAGCAGCCTGCACTCCAGGCGTTGCTTGTCGGTGGGATATGACGACATGGAATTACCCCCAAAAATGAAGATGGCAACTATCGTGAGTATCCAGGGCAAAACCATCTACACGGCCGAAAAACCGTGGCACGGGCGCAGCGGGGGGGGCCTGATTGACGAACAGGGGCAGTTGATCGGGGTAGTACAGGGATACGAGGTAAACGACCAGCAGCGCGGTATGTATGTCTCACACGACGCCATTCTGTCCTTTATCAGGACTCCGCCGCCGCAACAATACACCCCGTCGCCACAACCCAGGTATTCGGCACCGCCCGGATGCGCTCCGGGCGGAACATGACGCTAACAAACACGGCTCCAGTGTGGAGCCGGGGAGGTCAGCAATGAAATATGGAAACTGTCTGCTGCTGGTCGTGGTGACTGCCACGTTGGCCCTGCCGTCCCTGGTGTTCCCGGCGCAGCCGCCGGCGCGACGCCCGGCGGTGGGCGAGGAGGTCGCGTGGATTCAGGGCAAGACTGGTGTCGTCCCGACGTGTCGCGTTATCGTCGTCCGCCCGGCACCTGCGCCTGCACCGATCGTTGTTCAGCCCTCGCCGCAGATTTTCCAGGCACCTGCCGCGCCTGTCGGCCCTGACCCGGCGATCGTGGCGATGTTGCAGAACATACTCGCCAACCAGAAGCTCATCATCGACAGGCTGCACGCTCTCCAGGTGGCGCCGCCTGCGCCTGGCTGTCCGCCGGGGCCACCGATCATCATCGACGGTGGGGGGGGGATAGATCCCAATACGCCGCCGGTAATTCCCGGCGGGTCCGCGCCGCCGATCGTCTTGCCACCGGGCAGTGCCCCCCCGATCACACTTCCCGGCGGGTCCGCACCGCCGATCACACTGCCGAAAGGATCGGCTCCCCCCATCACCCTGCCTGGCGGGTCCGCTCCCCCGATCATGCCGCCCGCCGCGAGCCTGCCACCCACCGGCTATCAGCAGTACGCCGTCTGGCACCCGCGCCTGACTCGATATGTCCGAGTCTATGTTCCGGTCGTCTATCTTCGTCCAATAACCAAGAGGTGATTCAATGGCTCCGACTCCAGCGGTTCCACCGGCCCCGAGTAATGCCGACCTGCCGGCCCGCGAGTCCCTGCATCTGGCCGCCGCCACGCTGGCCGCCGGGATCGTACAGGCGTTTTCGCTGCCGACGTCGTCACTCGATCCGACTTTCAAGGACGCTCAGCTTGCCGCCCTGGTCGCGGTCCAGTGGGGAGCGCACAAGATTTTCTACGCGGCCCTGCTGGCGGCGCTTCAGGACCCGTCCTGGGGCAGCCCGCAGTCTCCGGCCGCGGCGGTGCCGGCGCCGGCTGCCGGGACCGGCCTGCCGGGACTGGTGGCTTCTCTCAGCCAGCCGTGAAACGGGCGCGAGTGCCGCGCCGTGGTCTCCCGCGGGCCCGACACCACGGGCTGCGAATCCCACGGGGTTAGACGGTGAATCGGAGAGGAGGGTACTCCGAGCGGCGCGACAACTTAGCCTTTGGCCGTTTCCGAGAGGGGGTGTCTCTTGAGTAATCCGACCCTGGACGACGTGCTGGCGGCCCTGGAAGCGTTCAAGACCGCCCTTGCCGCCGAACGGACGGCACACGTTATCCGCGAGCAACGAGCGGAAGAGCTGCTTGACGTGCTCTCCCGCTTCCGCGGCAGCGGCGCCACGTCCGCGGACCTCGCCGCGGTCACGAAGCAGCTGCAAGACCACGCCGTCAAACTGGAAGGAATCGGCTAAGCCGCCCGCATGATTTCGCTCACATCAACAGAGAGGTGAATGATGGCCGTTCCACAAGCATTGACTGACGCCCTGAAGAAGATCGACGACGACACGACCGCCCTGGCCGGTGTCGTCAAGAGTCTCCGCGACCAGATCGGCACCGGCATGAGCCAGGCCGACGTCGACGCCGTGAAGGGTTCGCTGGACGCCGTGGCCACGCGGCTGGAGGGGATCGCCAGCGACCCCGCCAATCCGATCCCGCCCGGCCCGATGCCGTCCGCCGCGCCGAAGCGGAAACCGTAGCAGATCGAGGGGCACCGACCGTAAGAGCGTCGGTTGCCGCCGGGGCCGTGTCTCGCCAGTCCATCCCTGGCGGGCCGGCCCCGGTTTGTTTGCGCGGCGGGGGCAAGCTTTGCGGGGCAAAGAAGGAGAGATCAGGCGAGAGCGGGGACGGGCTGGGCCCGCGCCCAGGCGAGCAGGGCAGAGGAGAGCTGGACATTGAGTGCTTCAGCCGTTGGCTGGTGCCAGTCGCTACGGCCGTCGTGCATCAGGTGCCACAGATCTTCAGGCAGTTCATCGACACCCTCGTCGCCGATGTAGTAGCGAAAGAAAACATGGCCCGGCGACGTGTGGCAGTGCGGCTTTTTGTCCGTCAACGTCACGCACTCCAGCGGACAGTGCTGCACGAGGGCCGGGCCGTGGGCGTTGACGCGGCCGGCGCCGTGGCAGCGAGGGCACCTGGCTGTCGCGATCCACCTGCCATTGCCACAGTTGGGGCACTCCGTCCCGCACCAGCCCTCCAACGTGCAGGTGATCTCGGCGACAAAACCGCGGCGGAAGACGAACCGCCCCACCTCTTTGCCACGCATGTCGAAGAGAACATGCTCGCCCTCCAACGACAGGGCCGAGATGTAGCCGGGGATCGGCTGGCCTAGTCCGGCGATGTTCGTTTCCAACTCCCGCTCGCGACGGCGGAGGGCCTCGAAGGGCTGGCACAAGCGGCATGGTCGCTGATGTCCTGCCCGTCGGAGGCCCAGGCAAGCTGGTGCCTTTGCCAGCTCGACCTGTGTCCGGATGAACGTGCCGCGCGGGTCGCCCCGCTCTTCCAGGAGATCGGCCAGGAAGAGCCGCAACCCGTCGTCCGCGCGCTCGTCAATGATCGCATGCAGCAGGCCAGCCTCGGCGGTCGTGTTCATGCTCCTCTCCTGCCCGAAATCGGCCCCGCCCGGGTGAGAGCGCGGCGGGGCCGGGGGGGGGTTAGCGTGACTTGCCGCACTGGCAGGCATTCTGGGTGCCGGGGTTTTCAGTCCCGCATACCCAGCACCGCCACAGTCTGATGATTCGTTGCATCGTTCGTCTCCCATTTGGTGTCGCGTAAGGATCGGACGTCCTTACACCTCTATCTACCACATGCCTTGGCATTGTCAAGGCAATCCGGGAAGATTGTTCAAGATTTCTTGGCCACCTTCTTGCGTGCTCGCGGGCGCGGCGCGTCGTCCAGCGGGGCCGGCACAGACGCGGGCGGCGGGTAGGCGAGATGACGCCGAACCGCCTCGTGTAGCTCATGCGTGAGGGTGGTTCCTCGCTCGCCAGCAAAGGCGAGCAAGCGGTCGCGCAGAATGAGGTCGAAGTCGAAGGCCGTCGTAACCTTGCCCTCGCGGCGGATGGATGGCATGATCGTCTCCATGAGAAGGGGCAACGATCCATCCTATCGACTTGCCAAGGCAAAGGCAAGGCCAGTAGTCGGGGTGTTGTTGCGTCTGTTGCAACAGACATCCGTTCACCGGACCGACTGGAACGGTCGGGGGAACTGGGCCGGCGTTCGGCGCCTGCCCAGCCCGTTTTTCCACCCCAGCTTGAGTTAGATTGCACCCGCGTTGACGAAGCGTACTACACGCTCAACTATTTCAATGTGTCAGAATGACTGATTTTTTCAGGGATTGCTAGGCTTCGGCAGACCGGGTGTTGCAGAAGTGTTGCGGAGAACAGCGTCCTCGGCAGCCTGGTCGAGCGAAACGTAGTAGCCGAGAGTCGTGCGGATGTCGGCGTGACGCATGAGACGTTGCAGCGTCTGAGCCGGCACGATCCCGGCGTAGCGGCAGCCGAAGCCGCGGCGCAGGCTCCGCATCGTCAGCGGCACGTCGGCACGGGCGGCCAGCCGGCGGATCACGTTCGACATGCCGCCCTGACTGTAGTCGTGCCAGGGAAAGACATGGGGGCCTTTCCTCGGTAGGCCGGCCAATAGCTGTCGCAGTTCGGGCGCCAGGGGCAGCCACTGGTCCTCGACACCCTTGACCGCCGCGGCGGGCAGCCAGATCCGGTCCCGGGCTAGGTCGAGCCACGGGGCCTCGTCGGACGACTCCCAGCGCAGCTGCTGGGCCTCGCCGAGGCGCAGGCCGTCGAGCCAGCCGCACGCCAGGTAGGCCCGCAACTCGGGCGTCTGGGCTGCGAGAAAGAGCCTCTCGAAGAGATCGGTGGCCACGGGTTGCGGTCGCCGCTTCGGCAGTTTCACTTCCGGGAAGGACGGGACCGCGGTCAGCATTCCCTGCCGCTGCGCCCACGACAGCGCCGAGCGGAGGTACTCCAGGCGAACGGCCAGCGTCGAGGGCTGCATTCCGTTCCGACCGGCGGGCCCGCGGCCGGGAACCTGTCGCAGGCCAGCCAGGAACTGGGAAAGCGTCCGCGCCGAAACTCCCTCCATCGTTACCGGCCGGCAGATCCGCTCGAAGTGGTCGAGCACAACACCGAACTGCTTCGCCGTGCGCGGCCGGACGCCCGGCAGGTACTCGTCCTCGAACAGCTCGCGGAATCGTGCCCAGCCCGTGCGGACGCTGGAGGCGTGAAGGCCGTGCGATAACTCGTACTCCAGGTCCGCCCGTGCTCGCTCCGCCTCGTCCGGGTCCGCCGTCTTCGCCGAGCGGGTTTTCCGCAACCCGGTTTGTGGACAGTACCATTGCAGTTGTAACGCCGGCCGATCCGCGAACGGGATCACCTTGACCTCGATGCGCTCCTGTCCCATGTCAGTCCTCCTTGACTTCGGGCGACGGCGCCCCTTCTACCCTGCCGTTGCCGCCGCGCGAAGAGCGACCCGCACGCAGCCAGGCCAGCAAGTCCTCGCCGAGATACCAGTCGCGGTTCACGCGACGAATACAGACCAGGCCACTCTCACGCTTCGCCGTGCGCAGGCTCGACGGCTTCAGACCGAGCAGCCGCTGCACCTGCTCCGCGGTGTAGACCGCCGTGGGCACGACGACGTGGGGCGAAGTCGGGTGAAGTCGGTCGAAGTCGGATGAAGTCGTGCGTTTGGGTGCCACGGTTCTGTTTTCCTCTCGCAACGCGAATTATTGCCGGGGCGAGAAAGTCGTGAAAATTGATTAGTGTAAATCTCGTGAACGTCTCTGGGGTATAGTAACTTCTGCCCCGTCAGTTGACTGATTCCGTATACTGAATTTCGGTACACTTAGCCTCAAGAGTCCGGTAATCCGTGTGAGGTCCGAAGATGGACCCGCAGGCCGCTGCCGCCCTGGAAGCGTTCCGCATCGCGCTGGCCAAAAGCCAGGGCCGGCGTCCGGCATTCCTGCAACTGCTTTGGCCGGACGGGAAGATCGACACGTACAGCCTGGACGGCATGATGCCCGCGGCTGGGCCAGACGCGAAAGGTGAGCCGGTCAAGCCCCCACTGAGTGACCGGGAAAAGGCGGTGCTGGCCGTCCTCGCAAAGGCTGAACGACCCATGAAGGGCTGTACCGTGGCCACCCGCGCGGGACTCAAGTACAACTCTCATTTCCGAGATGTCATGTCCGAATTAAAAGAGAAAAGACTGGTAATCGTCGACGGGGACCGTCGCTACTGGCCGGCGGACCGGCCCGCGCCGGGAGGCGCTGACTGAGACGTGTGACCGGGTCTGATACCGACTCTGGCCGGGCCCGGGGTAGAGTGGCGGGCGTCAGTGGTCGCAGGTTTCGGAGGCGACGTCCAGTGCCTCCCGCAAGCGCCGGACTTCGGCAACCAGAGCCGGAACTGCTTCGCGAGCGGCGGCGATAAAGGCAACGTCCTCGTCGCTGAAAACCTTCTGCTTCCGCAAGATGCTGGAGTTTTGCGAGTGGGGCCAAGTGATCCGCCAGTGTCCGAGGTGATCGCGTTCAGCCCGCCAGGGGCCGGGCGTCGCTGCGGCAGCTAGTGCTTCGTACTCAGAAAGTTCGGTGTCCGTCACGACAGAAACTCCATGGTGGCGGGCGTCAGGAAAGGGCGGAGCGAAGGGCCTTGATCGTGGCGTGGCTGGTGATGATCATTTGTGTCGTGGCCTCGTCGAAGTCGAGTCCGGCGCGCAGGGCTGTCTCCATGACGGGCAGGGTGTCGGCGCAGATTTTGCGCAGCCGGCGGACCTCGAGCAGCAGCCCGGCGACGATGTGGGCGGCGAACAGCCGGTCGGTGCCGAATGTGATCTCGTGTTCGATGCGTTCCAGTTCGGCCTCGGTCATGGTGGCTCACTCCTGGCAGGTGGCGGGCGTACAGGGGACCATCGGCGACACGATGTTGTCGATCACCAAGCAGCGCCCGCACACGAGGACGCCGTCCGCCAGGGCCGGCTGCGGGTGCTCGCAAGAGAGGGGACAATGTCCGTGGGAACAGCCGTGTTCAACGCACCAGCGAGAGTAGTCGTCCACGGCGGATCACTCCTTGTTGTCGAGGGCGGGCGTCAGGAGAGGGCTTTTTCCGCGGCGGCCACGGCGGCGGCCCACTGGTCCTGAATAGCGATCGCGACGTAACGACCGTCACGCCAGGTAGGCTGTACGAAGGTTGCCAGGGCCGCACGGAGCCGACGAACCTCGGCGACCAGGGCGAGAATGTGACGGCGTGCGTCGGGGTGTTCTCCCCGCGTCCAGTCGGCAGCTTCGGCGAGATCGGCTTCAGTCACGGCGGGTCACTCGGGGGACAAGGTTGCCGCGGCGCCGGCACGGCCCTCCCGTGCGAGGACGGGCGTGCCAGCGGCCGCGGCGTAATCGGGCTCCTACTCGGGGGCAGGCAACAGTTCGTCAAGGGCGACTCCCAATGCAGTAGCGAGCGCGCGAAGCGTGCTACTTCTCGGGTCTGGAATTCGACCCTGTTCGATCGCAGCGACAACAGACATGCTCAGCCCGGCGGTCGTTGCAAGCGCCTGTCGGGTGAGATCCTTCGCCTCGCGCAGGTCGCGGAGGCGGCGAGCCAAGGTTGATCGTTGCTTGCCGGTCACAGAGTCCCTTCCTCCGGCGGCCACGGTTGTAGTCATAGGTACATGCTACCAGAGGAATAAGCAGAAATTCTAGAGCAAGCCGAAAAAGGATGCTTGACATCATCCCATAACTATGATACCATACTTATAGAGGTAAAGTCAAGGGACGATATACAAGGGAACACAACGATGGCAACTCAGACGCAAGAGTGGGTGGTGGTGGGGAAGTGGACGGACGAGGACGGCGACCGGGTGTGCGAGGTGCTGGCCGAGGGGTTCGCCAGTGAGAAGGCCGCGGTGGATGCGGCGGACGAGATGGGTGGCCGGCTCGGGGTGGAGTGGGACGGGGTGCTGGAAGTGCGGACGGCTGGCTGAGGAGACACGACCATGCAGAAGACCCGCAAGCCCCGCACCGCGAACCGCCCGACGCGCAGCATCCAGTTGCTGAAGCGTGCGGCCGACGTCCTGATCTACACCGTCCGCATCACGCAGGACGGCGAGGCGTACTACTACGATCTCACACCCGGCACGTGCGCGGGCGGCACGGCCCCTTGCTGGATCGTCCAGCAAATCGCCAGCCCGACCTCTCAGCAGTCGCTCGGCAAGACGTATCACGTCGTGCTCGACAGCGACTTCGGATCGAGCTGTGATTGCAAGGGCTGCTCAAGGTGGGGCCGTTGCAAACACCTTCAGGGGCTTCAGGCCCTGACCGCGGCCGGCAAGTTGCCGAACATCCACGCGGAGGCCAAGTGATGTGGCAGCGCACAACCAACCTCGCCCAACCCTGGCAGGACGTCCGGACGGTGCCGCCATCGATCGTGGTTCGCTGGCTCCGGCGAGTCCAGAGACACGAGCGTCTGAAATCCTGGGGACTGGACGCTGGCCCGCCGGAGCCGATCATCGCCGCGCGGCGCTACTACTACCGCCTCGCGCCGGATCGCCTCGCGCCGGTCTGTCCAGTCTGCCTCGGCAACGGCGGTCCGGCCGCGGGCGACCTCGACTCGGACGGAGTCCAGTGTAGAGCGTGTGGGGAGTGATTCGAGGCACGGGGCCTCGCCCCCTGGGCCGGCCCCTCGCCCGAAAGAGAGCGAACGATGGTAGGAGAATTTGTGCTGGGAAAAGATCCTGAGCGAACCGTCTGCAACTTCTGGAAAAAGGTTCAGAAAAGAGAAACTCACGAATGTTGGCTGTGGATTGGAAGTCTCAAATCGGGCGGTTATGGGTCCTTTGCCATCGACCGCAAGACTAAGAGTGCCTCGCGGGTTTCCTGGATGATCCATCATGGACCTATTCCGAAGGGGATGCACGTCCTTCACAATTGCCCTGACGGAGACAACAAGCGATGCGTCAATCCGGCTCATCTCTACCTGGGGACACAAGTCGAGAACGGCCGGGATCGAGCCGTCAAAAAGCAGTGTGCGAGCGGAGAGCGACACGGTTGGAGGACTCACCCAGAAGCGATGAATCCTCCGCGGGGAGACAATCACTGGTCAAGGCGAAGGCCCGAACTTGTTCCCCGTGGAGAACGCAAAGGATCTGCACGCCTCACAGAAATCGAGGTCAGGGAAATTCGCCGACTTGCGGAAGAAGGTTGGACACAACGGAAGCTCGCAACGCGATTCAACGTAACACACCCATGCATATGTGACGTTATCAATCGCAAAACCTGGAGGCATGTCAAGTGATAAATGAATTTGTGCTTTGCCGCACCCGCTCAGCCGGCATCCATTGCGGCGTGCTCGCCGAGTCAGCCGGGACGGCCATCCTGCTAACAGACGCCCGGCGAATCTGGCGATGGCGCGGCGCCAACAGCATTCACGAACTGGCCCTGCACGGGGCCGACATGAAATGGACGCGGATTTCAGAGCCCGTACCGCGCATTCTTTTGACAGAGGCGATTGAGGTGATCCCATGCACCGCGGCGGCGCGTGCGAACCTGGAACAGTCACGCTGGGGCAAGGAGTAATTTTGTGGACATTTTCACACGATTCGGCCTGACGGCTTCTTCGGGAGACACCTGGAAGATCGCCGCTGACTTCCTGGAGGAATCGGATCATCCTGTTACTGCCGCCGCATTCCGGGCGGGCATCTACTCGCCACCCCCCTATTTCTTGGCCGGCTACGGCGACGGCTCCGGCTACGGCGACGGCTCCGGCTACGGCTACGGCGACGGCGACGGCTACGGCTACGGCTCCGGCTACGGCTACGGCGACGGCTACGGCTACGGCGACGGCTACGGCTACGGCTCCGGCTACGGCTACGGCGACGGCTACGGCCACGGCGACGGCTCCGGCGACGGCTCCGGCGACGGCGACGGCTACGGCCACGGCGACGGCTCCGGCGACGGCTACGGCCACGGCTCATCAAATTAAAGGAAACTCCTCATATGACCGACCGCGAACGCCTCGACGCCATTCGCAAGGCCCTCGCCCTCGACGCGGGCTGGGCGGAGCACAGAATCGCGTGGCTGGAGAGTCTCCTCTCCGAGCTGCGCAACTCGGGCTGGGCCTATCGGCAGGATGACCCCTGCGCATCCTGGTTGGCCCTCGACGAATCCCGACTACTGCTGGCGGGCCTCACAGCCGCGTTCGCCGACGAACTAGACGCCCAGCTTGAGGCCGAACGCGCGGCCCTCGGCGAGGTGCCGGGGCCGGATGATGAAGAGTTGCCATTCTGAACACGAAAGGATTTCGGACATGCTGACCCTCGTGACCACGCTCGCCCTGCTGGCCGGATTCATCGGCTGGCTGGGCGCACGGCCGAAAGGAAGGTGAGACGATGCTCGACAAGTACATCCTCGACGAGGACGGCCTGCCCCACCGGGAGCCCGACCTGCTCGCCTGGGCCCACTGGTTCGAGGCGTGCGGCCGTCAGCGAATCGTGGCACAGGACGAGGTCTTTCCCGGCGTCACGGTGTCCACCGTGTTCCTCGGCATCGACCACAACTGGAGCGGCAAGGGGCCCGCGATCCTCTGGGAAAGCATGGTCTTTGCCCCCAACGGCTACCCGCTCGCTGATGAACAGCAGCGTTACAGCAGCCTGGCCGATGCCCGCGCCGGACACGTCGTACTGATCCGGCACGTCCGCGCCATCGGAGAACACAAGGAGTCCCCGTGAACAAGCCCCTCACCCGCGCCGACGTCGAGGCCCTGCTAATCGACCTCGGTCACGCGATCAACGCCAACGACGGCCGCTGCTACCTGGTCGAGGAGGTGCTCTGCCGCTGCACGTCGCTGTGCATCGACGTCCTAGAGCTGCTGGCTGCGGCGGAAGGAGCGACTGCGGAGTATCACGCCTACCTGACGCGCGGCGAGGGAATGCGTTCGTTCATTCCCAGCATGGACCGGCTGTGCGCCGCTGTCCGTCGCACCTGCAACGAGTCCCCGCCCGCGAAGGAGCCATCGTGAAACGCTATGTGCTCTACAGCGAGGAGTGGGGCGTCTACCTCGGCTCCTTCATGGGGCTGGGATTCTGGACGAAGCTCGACCCGGCCGGCCAGGACACGGTCTGTGTGTTCAGCTCTCCGGAAGTGGCGCGGACGTGGTACGGGATCTGGGACAGCGGCCCTCCCTCTCTCCAGGTTGTCGAGGTGGAATGCGCGGACCCGAATTGCGCGACCGTCGCCGAGTGTATCGCCGCTGGCCTGCCCGGCTGGTCGAACGAGTCCCCGTCTCCGAAGGAGTCCCCATGATCCCCCGCTTCCGCGTCAGGGGCGCCGGCCCGCTGGTCGACCGCATCGTCGCCACGCAAATGATCCGTCTGCGACCGCTGCTAGCGTTCGCGCTGACCGAGGGCGTGCGGCCTGAAGCGATCTTCGCGGCCGTGTCCAACGTGCGTGCGCACCCGCACACGCTAGGGACGGTAGGGGTTATGCTCGCCGAGCTGCTGACCGGGCTGGAGTGGCTACCGCCCGACGCCTGAACCGAACCCCTGACCCGGACACGGAGGGCCGCAGGTGGCTCGGCGCGAACAGCTACTCACGTATGCGTCCGTCGCCGAGTGGCTGGACTGTTCGGACGACACGGTACGCCGGCTCGTCAAGCGCGGCCTGCTCGCCGCACCAAAGGGGTACGCGGGCGTCGGACCCCGCTTCACGGAAAGCGACGTTTTACTCTACCTGGCACGGGCCGAAGAGGCTCGTCAAGAGCAAGAAGTCCGACGCAGGGAGACGCAGGAAGACGCAAATAGCCGGGACGACGAGTCAACTTGAAACGTCGAGTTAGGATTTCTTCTTCGCCCGACTCGCACAACCGGGAGTTTTCCCGTGGTGATCCGCACCTGGAAACGAGACGGCAGCACGAACCGGATGGAGTTGGACGTGGCCGTGCTCGCCCTGGCATCGAAGTCGCGGGATACCACGCTGCCGGTGTCGACGAAGCCGATGCAGCGCCGGCACGCGGTACGGATGCGGCTGCGGAACGGCCGGCGCGTCGAGACGCCGCGGGCAGTGTTCCAACTGGAGAGGTGAGCCATGAACTCGCTGGACCTGCAAGAACGCGTGCTGTCCGCCGTCGCCGCTGGTGCGCGGACGTTCGGCCAGATCATTGCCCGCGTCGCGCAGGACTGCACGGCGCCGATCAGCGGCATGGCCGGGACGGTGCTGGTGCTGGTCGGTCAGGGCCGGCTGAAGGTCGACCGCGAGGGGCGGCTGGCGCCCGTGGATGTGCCGGAAAATCCGGCAGCGTGACACGCCGTAACGCCACGTAGGCGCAGGTAATCTATTTTTCATCGCCCCTGGCCAGCACGGAGGGTCTCGAGACGGTCTCTGGAGAATGCTCGCGGGGGCGGTGTGACTTCCGCCCCCGCACGCCGGGGTAGCCCAAATGGAGAGGCGCAGGCGGGACGCCGTCTGGCTGATGTGGGTTCGATCCCCACCCCCGGTACTGACCACCAGGCACACGCGGAACGGCCCGGCGTTCGGGCCAACGTCCGTTTTGCGCGCCGATGCACGGGAGGATGCCATGCAACGTGTACCGAATCCCCGCGACCGGAGCCCCTACCCGCGGAACCGGCCGAAGCCGGTGCGGCAGGTCCGTGTCGACTGGGTGTACGACGAACTGGCCCGGCTGCGCAGGCTCGCCCTGCGCCGGAGAAGGGAGGTGAGACGGTGATCCCTGTACCCCGAGGGCCGCGCGGTGGCCCGTTCAACCGCAATGAGGCCAACCACCGGCGCGAGGTGCTGACGACGTCCAGTCCCTGCCCGTACTGCCGGCGCCGCTGCCTGGCCCATTCCGGCCAGCAGTGGCAGTGCAAGGCGTGCGACCGGCAGTGGACGGGCCACAAGGCGCCGGTTGTGACAGACCCCCTGGCCAGCGTCCGCGCCGCCGTGGCGCGAGCGCGGAACGTGTACGCCCGGGGCGAATTCGCCCGGAAGGAGTCGCGATGACGGACACAACCCAACGCACCTACCGCCCTGTCCGGCCGGAATACCGCGGCGAGCCGTCGCGCAGCTACTCCCGCGACGACCTGTCCGCCGCCTGGCTGGCCCGCCATGAGGCCAGAATCGCCGCCGAAACGGAGCGCGTCCAGGCCGAACTGATCCACCACCCCGAGGTGTTTGCCCGGTCCCGTGCCAAGGCGGAAGCGTCCGCAGACCGCCTGGCTGTTGCCTCCTACCGCGCCTCGCGGGAGGGACGAGCGGCGCGGCGGTGGTTGGCGGCAGACCTGGGATGGACTCGAAATCGCGTCGACCGCACGATCAAGTTGTCCGCCTGGTTCGCCCGCGAACGAACGTATGTCAGGCTCACGCCCGCGGGCTGGGCCGCAGTAAAGGAGCACTCATGAAATCTCAAAACACAAATCACAAATCCGAAACAGGGCCGTTCGGTCCGGTTTGGATTTCGGATTTGAGTCTTTCTTCTTCCGTGGCTTCCGCGGAAGACCCGCTGGCGGAAGTCCGCGCCGCCGTGGCCCGGGCCACCAACGTCGAGTACGCCCTCGTGGCGAACCATGTGTGTTCGCTGGCCACGCCGCGCGTCCTGCCGAGGGACTGCGCCGGGATGGCCGGCTGAAACTGCGGCCGGCGCCGTGGGGCGCGGGTGCGACTCGTGGTTGCACCCGCGAGGCTGAAACCGTCGCCGGCCGCATTCTACCACGCCCACGCGGGTCACTTGTGACGGAGAAGTGGTCCGCGTCCCCGAGAGTGACGGGGCGGCGCAGCGTGCGCCGGGGCGCGGAAGCCAGGGCAGCTACGTTGGCTAGCGCCGCTCTCCGGACGCCCATCCGCGCGGAAAACACGGGTTCGATTCCCGTCCCTGGTTTTCCCCCGCCCGCCTCAGGCTCTACCCCGTCAATTGCAAGGCTGCGCCGGTGTGTTGCCGGCGCAGGGGCGGGCGGGGGAACTTCGACCGAGTAGTATCATGCACCCCGACACCAGTGAGATCGACATCGCGGGGCGGACCTACTCTCTCTTCGAGCGTGTCCATGCCAACCACTACACCGGCACCCTGGAGAGCGACGAAGGCAACGTCTATTACGTCCACTGCCACCACGGGGCGTGGACGTGCAACTGTCCGGACAGCAAGTATCGGAAGCCGGACGGAGGTTGCAAGCACGTCTTCGCCCTTCGCCGCCGACTAGAGGAACGCCTGCGCGAGCAGGCCGAAGTCGCCCTGACCGAACCGAAACCATCTCATCAGGAACAACCGATCATGCAAGCAACCGAAACACCCGCCCGCGAGCCTGTCAACGAGGCTCGCGGCCTGAATCACGTCGAGGAACGACGGGCGTTGTCACGCGCCGTTGAGGAGGCCCTGGTGCAGGGCAACCTAGCCAACCTCAACCCGGAGCAGCGGGTAGAGCACTACCTGCGCGTGTGCGAATCGCTGGGACTCAACCCGCACACAAGCCCCTTCGACTACCTCACGTTTCAGGGCAAAATGCGGCTCTACGCCAAACGCGATTGCACCGACCAGCTGCGGCGGCTGCGCGGCGTGAGCGTGGCGTCCGTGCAGCGGAGCATTGAGGAAGGGGTGCTCACCGTCGAGGTCCACGTCACGGACGGTCAGGGTCGGCGCGACGTGGAGCTGGGTTGTGTGAGCGTCACCGGACTGAAGGGCGAGGCCCTCGCCAACGCGCACATGAAGGCGCTCACCAAGGCGAAGCGGCGGGCCACGCTCAGCGTGTGCGGGCTGGGGTGGCTCGACGAAACGGAGCTGGCGTCGGTGCCGGTATCGGTCGAGCCACAACCCATCGCCAACCTGCCGGCGCAAACGCCGTCCGCCCCTGACGTGGCACCGATCTCCGATGCGCAGGGCGGTCGGATCGGCGACCTCTGCCAGGTCCTCGGCATAACGGCCAGACAGCTGGAGGGTCAGGTGAAGAAGGACTTCGGCCACGCCACGCCGGGACGGCTGACGCAGAACGAGGCGCAACAGCTCATTGCCCGGCTGGAGAAACTGCAAGCGGACCGGGCACGCGATGCTCAGCCGGAGACGGTCAACGCCTGAACGGAGTCACGATGACCGACACACGCTCCCTCGTCCGCGCCGAGATCGCCCGCATCACGGAGCGATTCGAGGCGGCGGATGCGCGACTCAAGAGGGCACAGGCCATGTCCGACCCCGACCAGGCGAAGGCCGCCGAAGACGAGAAGCGGGAAGCGGCGGCGGACTTCTGGGCCGCGGCGGACGGGCTGGCGGACCTGTTTCTGTTGATGCTCCGCTACGCGGCGGAGCACCGGCCGGAGCAGTTGTGTCAGGCGCTGGCGGGGGGGATGCGGGCGGAGCTGTACCCGATCGCCGAGGCCGTTGCGCGGCTGGAGAAACGCAAATGAGTTCTCTGGAGGAGGCCCGGCGTCGTGTCAAGGAGGAGAGGCAGCAGGAGTTGCGCGCCTCCGCCAACGGAACCGGCTCCGACGGGATGCACGTTCCGCTGGGAGCGCAGGCTGCCGGAGACAAGTACAAGCGGCCCTTCGACTTGCTCAAGAGTTACAAGATCAATGTGGCGAGCGTCGAAAAGATCGGCACGAAACTCGGCGTCTTTGACCTCCACCTTGAGGACGGACAGGTGCTCTCGCTCGGTCCCGCCACCGACGTGATGAGCTTCCGCAAGACGAGGGCCGTCCTGGCGGACGCCAACCCGCCCCTGGTGCTACCGCCCATGAAGGATTGGGAATGGACGCCCGTAGCAACGGCACTCTTGGAACTGGCCGAAGTGATCGACGTCGGCTCCGATCAGCAAGCCGAACTGCACGAGTGGATTGCCGAGTACAGGGCCGGGGCCAGTGCCGCCCCGGTGTCTTCAACCGACAAGGGAGAATTGATCGACGCTCTTACCGTCGCGGGCATTGCCGTGGACGAGGTAGACAGAGTCTACCTCTCCCTCCCCAAGTTTGCAAGCGCTTTGTTGGCTTTGAGTCCGGTCCGGATTGCCCGCAACGATCTGATTCAACGCCTGCACCGCGACGGTTTCGAGTCCGTGCGAATGGACTACAAACCGGCGGGACGGGAAACCTCCGCCGGCCAGCGCAAGCAGTGCCGATCCTGGGTTAGCCCTAAAGGATATTTTGCCCTCATTACGGGAGAAGAAGACGGTTCCTCCAGTTCCTCCAACACAGAGGGGGGTGAAAAATGCGTTCGGGAAATTGCGGAGGAACTGGAGGAACGGACGGATTAGACTGGAAATTTTCAGTTCCCGTTCCTCCTTTCAGTTCCGTTTTTTGTGTAGGAACGGTGGAGGAACTGGAGGAACCGAAACTTATACATCGGTGACTAACTATGGCAACAGTTCACTTGCTCTTTGGGCCGCCCGGCACGGGCAAGACAACGACCTGCAAGAACTGGGTCGAGCGTGCCGCGTATAACTTTGGCGCGAGAAATGTCCTGGTGGCATCCTTCACCCGGGCGGCGGCGGCGGAGATCGGGGGGCGTCTTCCCGACCTGCCGAAGCGGAACGTGGGGACACTCCATTCGATCTGCTACCGCGCCCTGGACTACCCGGACCTGACGGAGGGCCGCGAAGGCGAGTTCGGCAAGCTTCATCCCTCGTTCGCGCTCACGACGCACGCCAGGCGCTCGAAGACGGACGCGGGGACCGACGACGCCGGAGAGGCCGGCAAGTCCAAGATCGACGAACCCTTTGAGCAGAAGAAGGAGACGCGCGGGGACAAGCTCCGTTCGGAAATGGATTTGCTCCGCGCCCGTCGTATTCCCCGTGAGAAGTGGTCGCCGCGTATCTTGCCCTTCGCCGCTGCTTACGAGAAGTGGAAAGAGGATGCCGGACTCCTCGACTTCACCGACCTCCTGGAAACCTGCCTCTCGGATTTCGAGTCGGCCCCGGGCAACCCGGCCGCGATCTTCTTCGACGAGGCGCAGGACGCCTCGCAGCTGCAAGCGGACATCCTTCAGCAGTGGGGACGGAACGCGCAGCGGCTTATCCTGGCCGGCGACGACGACCAGGCCATTTACTTCTGGGCGGGCGCCGACGCGAAGTCGTTCCTGGACTTCCCCTGCGAGGACATCGACAAGCGTTACCTGCGCCAGTCCTACCGCGTGCCGCGTGCCGTCCATGCGGTCGCGAGTCGTTGGGTCAAGCGCCTGCATCATCGCGAAGACAAGCAGTATGACCCCCGTGACGCGGAAGGCTTCTTGCGGCGCTGCTCGGCCAACTTCAAGCGGCCCGACGAGGCGGTCGACTTGGCGGAGCGTTTCGCCGGGGAAGGCAAGTCGGTCATGCTGATGGCTGCCTGCTCCTACATGCTTGGCCCGCTCAAGGCGCTCCTGCGTCAGCGCGGCCTGCCTTTCCACAACCCGTGGCGGGTCAAGCGGGGCGACTGGAACCCTCTGACGTCGGGCGCTGCTGCTGACCCGCCATGCCTCATGCCCGTGGACCGGATGCTTTCCTTCCTGCGCCCCGATCACGAGACGTGGGGGGCAGATGCCTGCCTCTGGCAGGGCCGCGACGTCTGTGCCTGGGCCTCGCTGCTGGACACGAAAGGCTGTCTGATGCACGGCGCCAAGAGCAAGCTGAAACTCCTGAAGGGGGACGCCGGACCGTTTGATTGGGGGACAGCCGAAGGGCTCTTTCGACCGGACATCCTCAACGACCTGGAGCGCTTGCCCTTCTCCTCGCGCAAGGAATGCACGCTGGCCCTGCGCTGGTGGCTGTCGCGCGTGTCGCTCAAGGAGCGGTCGAAGTACGCCTATCCGGCCCGCGTACAACAGGCGCGCGGCGGCAAGGCCCTGCGCGACCGGCCGCTTATCACGATCGGCACGGGACACTCCCTCAAGGGGTCCGAGGCAGACGTCGCGATCGTGTTCCCGGACCTCTCGGCGAAGGGCTGGGAAGCCTGGATCATCGACCCCGAAGGGCATGACGGGATCGTGCGCCTGTTCTACGTCATGCTCACCCGCGCCCGCGAAGGACTGGTGATCTGCAACGGGGCTTCGCCGACGTGCGTTAACCTCACCGACTGACACGAAAGGAAAGCTCATGGCCAAAAAAGCGAAGGGCGAAAAGAAGATCAAGGTGGAGCTGATTCCCGAGTGGATCGGCCCGCGCAAGGACAACGTCCGCGTCGAGCCCTACGAGATCCTCGATCGGCTGCGGGAGGCGCACCACGCGCACCTGTCCGAGGCCCGTATCGCCCTGGTCTGGGCGAAGGGCGTCAAGGAGGACAAGGACGGCAAGCTGACTCTCGGCGAGGCCCGCAAGGCGTCGGACCTCAGCCGGGAGTTCAGTGACCACGACCTCGTCATCCTGCTCAACCAGGACGCCTGGCTCGACCTGACGCCGGCGCAGCGGGAGGCGCTGGTCGATCACGAGCTGATGCACTTCGCGGTCGCGAAGAAGGAAGGCTCGCCGGTGCGCGACGAGCGGGGTCGTCTCTGTTATCGGCTTCGGCAGCACGACGTCGAGGAGTTCAGGGACATTGTGGCCCGCCACGGACTCTACAAGGGCGACTTGGAATCCTTCGCGGCCGCGTGCGCGCAGGCACGCCAGACACCCCTCTTCGCCGAGCAGGTGGCGGGAAAGGTGGGGACGTGATGGCTACCCCCGCACCCGTTCCCCCTTCTCCCCTGTTCGCCGGCTGGGCGCGCACGCCGCGCGGCCGCTGGCGCTGCCTGGTCCGCTGCCGTGCCACGCGCGACGAGGCCCTCGAAAAGCTCCGCGAGGTGACGGCCGGCGAGCGCTTCGTCGACCTGCTGGTAATGGAACAGGGGAAGACACCCGGACGCAAAGGAGAGGCGCTGTGAACGTTGGCAAATGCAGGAGCTGCGGCAAGCGAATCCTCTGGGCGAAGACGATCAACGACACGCCCTCACCGATCGACCCCGAGCCCGTCGAGGGCGGCAACATTGACCTCGGAGCCAACGGGATTGCCTACGTCGTGCCGGTCGAGCCGTCCGTGAAGCGGCACGTCAGCCACTTCGCGACATGCCCCGGTGCCTCGAAGCACAGGAGAGCGAGGACGTCGTGAGCCTCTTCGGCGCCGTCTGCAAGGCCGTGGGACTGCCGGCGCCCGTGATCGAGTTCCGCTTCGCCCCGCCGCGGCGCTTCGCGTTTGACTTCGCCTGGGAAGCGCAGCGGGTAGCCGTGGAGCAGGAAGGCGGACTGTTCGGCAGGGGCAAGCGGTGTCCGCTGTGCGGGCGCAAGGCGGTCGGTGCCCACACCAGTATCGAACGTCTGAAGTCGGACCTGGAAAAGTACAACCTGGCTGCGGCAATGGGTTGGCGTGTCGGCCGGTTCACGCCGGAGCAACTAAACGACGGCCGGGCGCTGGCCTGGCTGGAAAGGCTGCTGAAATGAGCGACGCCAAAGGCGATACCATCGAACGGCTGGCCCACTGGCTGCACGACACGACCGGGGAGTCCGAGGCCGACTGGACGTCCTGGGACGACTTGAGCCCGACCAGAAGGCGGCGCTACCGGAAGCTTGCCCGGGCACTTTTGACCCGGCCGCCGGACGTCCTGCGCGAGGCGGCCCGAACATTCGTGGAGGCACCGTGAGCGATATGATGCTGACCGTCGCCGAAGTGCAGGCGCTGCTGGCCCGTTGCGGTTGGGACGGAGAATGGCCAATCGGCTCAAACTGGAAAGAGGCGCTTGCCGTCGTCTGCCGGCAGGTTCTGGTGCAGGCACAGACTATCAAGGATCTGACCGAAACGCGGATGGCCCCTCCCGAGTCACACTTGCTGCTGCCGGCTGGCCAGGAAGTCGAACACCTGCGGTCCGAAGTCGAACGCCTGTGCGGCCTGCTCACGCGCTGCTGGGACGCGGCGGGACTGCTCCACGCTGACGTCACCGGCCGGCCGGGGCAGGCGTGGGACGAGCCCTCCGACCTGGTCGCGGCAATCGAGTCGCTGGCCGAACGCGCCGCGGCGGCGGCAGAGGAGCCCTGATGCGACTACTCGTTTCCGGCACGATGAAAATGGTCCGCACCCTGGCCGGTCGTTACGCGGCGAACCTGGGAATCCTGCTCGCGCCAGCCAACCGGAACAGCGTGCGCTCGGTCGTGAAGCTCGGACTGCCGTGGGCCGTGGATAACGGGGCGTTCAGCGGTTTCGACGAAGCTCGATTCCTCCGCCTCCTTGATCGCTGCCAGGGACAACCGGGCTGCCTCTTCGTCGTGGCTCCCGACGTCGTGGTGGACGCGAAGGCCACCCTGGCGGCGTGGCCGTGGTGGTCGGTGCTGATCCGTGCTCGGGGCCTGCCGGTGGCCTTCGTGGGCCAGGACGGGCAGGAGTCGCTTCCGCTGCCTGACGACCTGGACGCCTATTTCGTCGGCGGCTCGACGCGCTGGAAGCTGAGCCAGGTCAGTGCCGACCTGTGTACGGAGGCCCGCCGGCGGGGATGTCACGTTCACGTTGGGCGGGTCAACAGTCTCCGGCGGCTGCGGACGGCGTTCGACTTCGGGGCGGACAGTTGCGACGGGTCGGGCTATTCGCGGTTCGCGGCTGTGGCCCGGTCCAAGGGGCGGACCGACATGCTCCTGGAACGGCACTTGGACTTTCTGGAGCAACTGGAGCGGGAACGGATCGAACAGCCCACTCTCTTTTAAGGACACATCGTGTCCAGTATCCATCTGGCTCCTGATAGAGATCGTCGCGAGGCTGAACCGAAATGCTCGCACTGCGACCGCAGCGCGGCGTTTGTGTGCGACCTTTGCGGCAAGCCGGCCTGTCCCGATTGCTGCCGGCGGCATTTCGGGCATGACCTCTGTCCCGAACGGGCCCACAAGGAGTTACCCGAATAGCTGACAAACAAGGAGCCCTGATGCGCTTGCCCACCGACAGCGTGGCTTTTTGGCGTCCCCTTGCCGCCCTTGTCCGTCGCGAGATGGAGCAATGGTCCGTCGCCGTCCTGCGCGGGCCCCTGACCGCGGGAGACGTCGAGGTCGCCGAGGTGTGCCGGGGCAACGCCCTGTGCCTCCTCGACGAGTTGGCGGCGAGCTGCCGGTGCCGGTGCGACGTGCCCTGGTGTCCGCGGCGGGTGGGGCGGCAGACGTGCCTGTTGATGGGGTTGGCGCTCGTGGTTGGGATCTCACCGGCCAGGGGAGCGCTGACGGCGGCGCTGGTCAAGGAGATGGGTAGAGATACGGACTGCAACGGGAGGTGATTGTGATGAAGGTCCGAGTGACTGCGGAAGACATCGCCGCGGGTGTGCCGTGTGACAACGAGCGTTGCCCGATCGCCCTGGCCCTGCTGCGGCAAACGGGCCGGCCCTGGAAGGTCGACGCCTCGGAGGCGGAGAACGGCGACGGGGGCCGGTTCGTTCTGCCGGACGAAGCCGCTGTTTTCGTCCAGGATTTCGACAACGAATACGGGGTCGAGCCCTTCGAGTTCGAGGTGTCCGATCCGTAACACGGAGGTGAAGCATGAGGCGATTCACAAAGCTGCTCAGCGGCCTGCTCTGCCTCGGCCTGGCCGGCGCCATCGCCTGCCAGGGGCGCGAGGGCTGGCCGTGGTTCCTGGCCGCGGGGTGTGTGTTCCTGGTGTGGGGATCGGGAGGAAAATCGTGAGCGAGACGGTCGATCATCCGGCTCATTACGGCGGCGACGGCAACCCCTTTGAGGCCATCAACGTGATAGAAGCGTGGGGCTTGGGGTTCTGTCTCGGCAATTCCCTGAAGTACATCTGCCGGGCGGGCAAGAAGGGCAACGCCTTGGAAGACCTGCGGAAGGCACAATGGTATCTCGCTCGGGAAATTCAACGACTGGAAGCTCTGGAGCGTGCGGAGGGCCAGCCATGATCGTCGAAACCGACAAGTACGAACGTTGCCCTCTGGCATCGGCCGGCTTTTCCCTGCACACCTTCACGGAGCTGCCGGCACTCGTCATCGGACCGGACGGAAGGTGCATCTGCACGGCGGACCGCCCCTGTCTGGACCCGGACAGGCGCGACGGGAAACGCTGCACACTGGAGCAGTTGCGCCAACTCGACCTTCATGCGGCGGCGCGCAGGGGCTGGCAGTATGGGTATGAGGAGTGAAATGCGGGAGGGAAATCATGATCGCATACCAGTGCTCGAATCAGGATTGCAAGCGTCTGTACGCGGCCGATCCTGGCAGTTGTCGTCGCTGTATACGTCCCGCCGACCCCGGCTTTCCGACGACGGCGGTCGAGGCAGTGCTGTGTGACTGGTGCGGCAAGCCGAGACTGCCAACGGCACCCTTCGGCCGCTGTGACGACTGCCTGGCGGAAATGGAATATGCAATGTCCTCCCACTGAAAAGGAGAGTAGCCATGTCTATTCGGGAAGAGGATGTTTCTTACTTCCCGGTTTGTCCGGGATGTGGGTGCCGTGACCGCGTCCGCCGCTTCGACGTCGGCGACGGTCCGGCCCACGGAGACGCGCCGCTGGAGGCGTGTTGGTGTGAGCGCTGCGGAAGCGGGCTCAGTGCAATTCCCGTGAACGTCATCAAAGAAGACGTTAGCGAACGTTAGGCTGAGGGCAATCATGGGCGCCGATGGTGTACGGGTGGCATATCCGCTATTCCAAGCTGAAGGGGGCGGTTCGAGTCCGACCTCGGCGCTCCAATTGTTCTTCCGTCCCGTGGAAGTGCAGACGGCTTGCGATCTCAACCGCCTGTGGCATTCTCGTCTCCCGGTGCTCAAAAAATCCAACGTCTTGCGAACCGTACATTCTGTCTGCTATGTGGCAGAGTACAAGGGACTGTTCTATGCGACGGCAGTTTGGACGAATCCCATAGCGAGGCTATTGCCACAGGATACCTGGCTGGAACTGAGGCGCCTTGCCATTGCTCCTGACGCACCAAAAAACACTGCAAGCAGAATGCTTGGCTGGATGGTTCGGGACATACGGAAACGGCTTCCGAAAATCCGCGTCCTCGTGTCCTATCAAGATACCGAGGTTCATTCCGGAACCATCTATCGAGCGGCTGGCTGGATCGCAACTTCCCGGGCGGCAAATGATTGGGTGCGCCCGAATCGTCAGCGTGTACCTTCACAGAGCGCCGCTGTAAAGCAGCGGTGGGAGAAACATCTGTCTGCCATCCCGGTCAACGTCCGGGCCGAGGGGGAGAGCGAGCGATGAGTAACGACGGACTCCTGGCGGCCCTCACGCAGATCGAGGCCATGAACCCGATCGCCGGTCTGGTGGTCTGGGAACGGCCCGGCGATCGCGGCGAAGCCTCCCTGTTCAAGGCAGGCCTGAGTCCCGAAACGGCCGACAAGGCAAGGGCTCATGCGGACGCCCACGCGCTCACTCTCGCGCGAGAACTGGCCCCGCGCCTGATCCGAGAGGTGCTCGAATTGCGGAAGAAGGTGGGTGAGCGATGACACCGGAACAGCGTGCCGAACTGCTGCTGTGGCTGATTCCGCAGCTGGACGACGCGGAGCGGATCGCCACGCTCCAGGCCCTGCAACGCCTTTGCCAGGAGGAGTTGGCCCGGCTGTGGGCAGAGCGGAACGACTCGCCGGGGCATGTGTTGAAGGAGTCCGAACCGGCCCTGTTCACGCGGGAGCGGGACGCGCCGTTAGACCTCCCGCCCGACTGATCGCTACCATCTCCTGCATGTGGGCACGCATCAGCTACGCACGGGCAGGCCCTTGGCGGCAAGACCTTGAACGTCTCGCCGCCCGCGGCCTGTCCCATGCGGCCATCGCCCGGCAGCTGATGCAGATGCACCCCGGCCAGACATTCACCCGCCGGCAGGTCCACTACCACCTGCACGAGGATGATCGCGTGGCCCAGGACGGCGAGTGCGTGCCGCTAAAATCACCGGACGTCTGGCACCGCCGCCGGGTCCACCAGATGCACCAGGGCTTCGGCCACCTGCTGCCGGACCTGATCCTGAGACACCGCGAGTCGGACATCCTCGCCTTGCTGCGCGAGGAGGGCAGGCCCCTGACCCGGCCGCAGATGGCCGAACAGCTGGGTGTCCGCCACCTGCGCAGTAACGGCCGGCACTACCTCGGGCGCCTGCGCCGCCTCGGACTGGTCGAATCACACGGCCTTGCCGGCCAACGAAAACGCTACGTCCTCGCCCCGGGAGCCCTGTCCGCAGTCGGGTAACTCCTGTACGAAAAACATCTGCGGATACGTTAACTCTCTTGGGACGTAGTACGACTACTACGGAGAGAGGCGCGGAGACTATTGACTGTCGCCTTGCGGCGAAGTCGATCTTGGGGAGGGTGGGGTCGTTCGTTCCGCTTTGATTCTTAACCAAGCTACAATCAAATCATGAACGGGCACGGCGGCAAACGTGACGGCGCCGGCCGCAAGGCGGGCAGCAAGACGAGCAAGGAACGGGAGCTCGCCCGTGCCGCCGCCGAACAGGGCATCACCCCTCTCGAAGTGATGCTCGCCGTGATGCGCGACCATTACGACAAGAAGCGGTTCGACGACGCGGCCGCCATCGCCAAGGACGCCGCCCCGTACATCCACCCGCGGCTCAGTGCAGCCAGCGTGAGTGGCCCGGACGGCGGCGAGATCCCCCTGGGCATTCGCTTCGTCAACTCCCTTCCCTCGGCGGACGATGCTGGAACAGACGCGACAGGCCCCTGACGGCTACTTCGAGATGGCGATTCACCGCGGCCAGCGGCGGGCCCTGGAGAGTACGAAGCGGTTCGTCCTCGTCCTGGCCGGCTGGCAATCCGGCAAGACCGTTATCGGCCCCCCCTGGATGCTGAACGAGATCCGCGCCTGTGGCCCCGGCGATTACCTCATCGCCTCGCCGACTTACCCCCTGATGCAGAAGAAGGTGCTGCCCGAGTTCCTTCGCCTTTTCAAGCGGGTTTTCAAGCTGGGCGAGTTCTCCGGCCACCCCAAGAACTGTTTCACGTTCAGTCCCAAAGGATGCAAACGGCTCTTCGGCTACGTCCCTTTGGATCCAGTCCAGGTGTTCCTCGGTCATGCTGGCGATCCCGACTCGCTCGAATCGGCCACGCTCAAAGCCGCCTGGCTGGATGAGGCCGGTCAGAAGGGGTTCCGCGCCGCTTCCTGGGATGCCATTCAGGGCCGTCTTTCTCTGAACGAGGGTCGGTGTCTGTTGACCACTCGGCCCTATGATCTGGGCTGGATCAAGCAGAAGCTCTACGATCTCTGGGAGCAGGCCAAAAAGAACCACCCTTACATCGACATCATCAACTTTCGGTCCATTGACAACCCCTCCTTTCCCCGCGCGGAGTGGGACCGTGCCAAGAAGACAATGCCCCCTTGGAAGTTCAGCATGGCCTACGAGGGCCTCTTCACCCGCCCGCCCGGTCTGGTCTACGACTGCTTCGATTCCGCCCTGCACGTCGTCCCTCGCTTCCCCCTGCCCTCTGACTGGCCCCGTTGGGTGGGCCTCGACTTCGGTCCGGTCAACACGGCCGCCGTGTTTTTCGCCGAGGAGATGGCCGAACCCCATGACGGCCTCGGCGGTCCCAAGCTGCCCACGGGCCGCGTGTACGCCTATCGCGAGTACCACGCCGGCAACCGCAGTTCGGCTGAACACGTCAAGGAGTTGCTCAAGGGTGAACGCGGCATTCCGACCGCCGTGGGGGGAGCCCCCCGCATCGAACAGGGCTGGCGGGACGCCTTCAAAGCCGCGGGCTTGCCGGTGAAAGAGCCGGACCTGGACCGGGTGGAGCCGGGCATTGACCGCGTGTACGCGGCGTTTCGGCTCAATCAGATCCTGGTGTTCGACGATCTGACCGAGCTGCGGAATGAACTGGAGACGTACAGCTATGAACTGGACGAACGAGGCGAGCCTACGGACAAACTGGAAGACCCGCACTCGTTTCATTGCGCGGACGCGATGCGCTACGTCGTGAGTGTGCTGAAGAAAAACCGGAAGCGGGCATGGATCGGGGTTTGAGAAGGGATAGGATGAGGGTATGAACAAACCGAACGAACCCTGTCCCCATTGTGGCGCAACGTTCGGCCACAGTGCGCTGTGCCGCTGGCGCGGGTCAATGAACCTGCTTCAGCCTGTCATTGCGGCCGAGGCGACACCTGCTCCGAGTCCAAACGAATTCACCTGTGCCTTCTGTCATGGTGTTTTCGAGAAGGGCCGCTCGGACGAAGACGCCGTGACAGAGAGGGAAAGTCACTTTGGCCCGGTGTCTCTTGAAGAGTGTGATTTTGTGGTGTGCGAGGACTGCTGGCAGAAGATCCACCCGGCCAGGAACTGAGATGAACATCGTCAGCCAACCCGTCCTCTGATCCCTCGTTTGCCCGTCCCCCGCCATTCCGGCCACAATGCCGGGATGGGCATCGTCGACCTTCGCCTCCGTGAGGCACTTCGCAAACGGTCCGCTTCCCGCCTCGCCGCCCGGCGCTCGCGCGGCGAACGGCTCATCGGCGGCATGTCCTCCGCAAGTCCCTACGGCTGGCTGGGCAACTGGTCGCAAGACCGTTCGGAGCAGGCCCGCCATTATCGCGGATTCGTCTACTCTGGAATCCAGGCCCGCGCCCATGAGATGGCCCGCCACGAGCCCCACGTCGACTACGTCCACGAGCAATCGTCTTCCCGCGTGGCCCTCGTCAACGCGCACACGCTGCGCGCCCGCGTCAAGGCCGTGAATCGTCCGCGGCCCCACGAGGAGCTGCACCCGGCCGAGAACGACCACCCGCTGGTGCAGCTGCTGAAATGCCCTAACCCTTACGACTCGCTGGAAGACATCTACTTCGAGCTGGAACTCTTCCTCTGCCTCACTGGCAATGGATACCTGTGGACTCCGTTCAACGGGGCGGGACTGCCGTGCGAGATGTGGGTCCTTCCGTCTCAGTGGGTCCGCGCTGTCCCGGGGAAAGATCGGCTGGTAGACGGCTTTTGGCTGGCGCCCTACGGGATCACCGGCGGCACCGGCGAGTATATGATCCCTGTCGAGGAGATGATTCATTTCCGCGAGAAGCATCCGCTGCACAAGGTCGACGGCTACAGTCCCTTGACGGCTGGCGCCGAGATCATCGACGTCAGCGAGGCGATCAACACCTCGCGCTGGAGTCACTTCAACCGCGGAATGCAACCGGGGCTGCACATCGAACTGTCCGAGGACGAAGGGGTTGCGGACGATGCCGAGATGGACCGTATCTACGCCAAGCTGCGGGCGCGCTTCGAGGGCGTGGACAAGCATGGCCTGCCGATCGTGACCCGCAACGGCGGGAAGGTGTCGAAGATCAGCTTCAGTCCGGAAGAGATGGGGTACTTCGACAGTGCCGAACAGATGCAGGCGTTTGTCCTGTCCATGTTGCGGGTGCCCAAGGAGCTGACGGGTACGCAGCCGATCGGTACGGACCTGAGCTGGTATGCGCCCCTGCGGTTCTTCTGCCGTTTTGTGATCTCGCCGCGGCTGAAGTCGCTGGGCTCGATGCTCTCTCGGCGCGTTGGCGTGCTGTACGACCCGCCCCTTCGGATCTGGCACGAGGATCCGACGCCTGACGACCCCAAGCAGGTCAACGAGGACATCAACACGGACTTTCGGGCCGGCGCCGTGACGCCCAACGAGATCCGCAGCCGCCGCGGTCTGACGCCGTTCGAGGATTGGGGTGATCGACCGCTCATCCCGAGCAGTCTTCAGCCGGCCGTGTTTCCGGGCGACACGCCTCCCCCGCAACCTGCCGGAGCGTTGCCGGGAAGCAACGGACGCGTAGCATTGCCCGGGTCAAACGGTGTCCCTGGCGGGCGTGTCGCCGCTAACGGGGCTACAGCCGGCACAGCCGGCGCGGGGTCGGGCAACGGCCGGCTGGCGGCCTCGCTGATCGATTCCGTCCTGCTGAAGACCGCTGATGCTTCCGGCCACGAGCACAAGCCGGCCGGCCCCGGGGGTGGACAGTTCACGTCGGATGGCGGCGGCGGTGGGCAAGAGGACGACGAGGAAGAACAGGACACGCCGGAGCCCGAAGAAGAGGAAGAAGAAGAGGAAGAGGAGACTGACGACAGCGCGGCCGACTGGCAGGCTTACGACGAGGAACACGCGGCCTGGGAGAAGGAGACTGATGAAATCCAGGCTGCGTACGACAAGGAGAAAGCGGAGTACGACCGCGAGTACGTGCGCTGGGAAGAGGACACGGAGCGGCTGCGGGCTCGTTATGCAGACGATTACGACGCCTGGCAAGAAGCCTATGCGGTCGTTGATGCGCGTTTCAAGGCGGACGTTGCCGCCTGGAACGAGCGGGATGAGGACCGCGCCAGGCGGGTTGGTCTTATCAAGGACGAGAGATTGAGATCGTGGCACAAGGATGAACAAACTGCGCAGGATGCCAAGGCACCCTTCGACACAAGTAATCCGCAGTCGAACACCGAAGAGCGGGAGCGCTATCTTGCCGAGGCGAAAGCCTATGCCGAGTCGGAGCCAAACGCCTTTACCTCTGTGTTCGGTTCTACTGGCCTGGTCGGTGATAGACTTCGCGCCATCGGAGCAACGGACGAGGACCTGGTAAAGCTGGACAGCATCACGGCCAGGGCCCCGGAGGCGATCGCAAAAGTAAACGTCCGCTGGCTGGCCGCCGTTGAAAAGCACAACGCGGCCCTGGAGAAGTGGGAAAAAGCGGATAAGGCTGAACAGCAACTGCTGGCTGAAGAGCCCGAAGGGTTTGAGGATGACAACCCCGAAGACGAGGCTCGCTACGACCGGGAAAGGGAGGTATGGCAGGCCAGGTACGATGCGGCGTACGATCGCAATCAGGAGGAGGAAGAGCGAACCTATGCCGTGGAAGAAAAGGTGAATACGGCTTTGGAAAAGTGTGAGACGGTCTGGGGGTCTTTCCAGGAAAAGGCAGAGGCGTTCAGCGACGACCTGATTGAACGCCTCGACAAGCGAATCGAGAATGAAGAGCAGGACGATACCGAACCGGAAAAGGACGACGGCGAACGCTACGACTTCCCGGCTGAACCAGACGAGCCCGACTACCCTGATGAGCCCGAACAGCCCGACGAGCCGGAGTACCCCGACGAGCCCGACGCACCCGGCTTCGAGCGACCCGGGGGCAAGAAGTCCGTGCGGCGTCCGCGCCGCAAGACCGCCGATGCTTCCGGCCACGAGCACAAGCCCGCGGGCGAGGGGGGCGGACAGTTCACGTCAGGAGGCGGGGGCGGTGGGAGCACAACGGTTGCGGACAAGCCGGCCGCCGGAAAGAAGCCGGGCAAGCTGGGACCGAGCAAGGCGAAGGTGGAGATTGGCCGTCGCGAATCGGTTGAAAGGGCAGCAAAGGAAGTGTTCGGCAAGGACGTCCGCCTTGACGACGTTCCTTTCGCTTCGCTGGTCGGCGCGCCCGATGATGCAACCGTGAACGTGGTAGCCGCTGATCCTGAATCGCTGCGCGTCACGTTCAGGGGCAACGGCTACACGGCGCAGCGGGTTTTGAAGCGCACCGACGCCGGCGAGCTGGTGTGCGAAAACGAGTACATCAAGATCAACGCCAGCGGCACCGGACTGGGCACTCAAATATTTGCACGTCAGGTTGAACAGTGTGCCGAGAACGGCTTCGCCTTTATCCGCTGCCACGCCTCGCGCGCGGAGAACGACGATCCCAACGCCTTCAACGGCTACTATACGTGGCCCCGGCTCGGCTACGATCAGACGCTTGATTCCCTGGAAGTCGAAAACGGGGCCGGGCTAATGCGAGAGGTCCGCGAGAAGTTCCCGAAAGCAAAAAGCGTTCTGGACATCATGGAGACACAGGAGGGCCGCGACTTCTGGAAGGAGAAGGGCGTTGATCTGTTGGACGCGCGTTTCGACCTGCGCGAAGGGCATCGTTCACGGCAGGTACTGGAAGCGTACCTGGCGAAGCGCGGCTCCGCGGCAAAGTCTGAGAAGCACTGGAAGAAGAGTCGGGTCGCCATGAACAGTCCGGCCGAGGAAGAGCAGCGCGAAGAGATCGACCTGACTCCGGAGGAAGAGGCACTGCTGGACGAGGCCTGGCAGGAGCGCGAGGCCAGTAACGGTTCGGAGGACTGACCCGTCCGTTTGCCACGCCGGCGGCATCTTCGCTACCTTGTACTCCCATGTCTGCCATCGCCGACATTCTGGCACTTCGCCGCAAGCGCCTGGACGCCGTCCTGCGTTCGGGCGACCTCGCCCACCCCGCCCTGTCCCGTGCGTCCCGCTTCGCCCGCCAGCGCGAGGCGGATGGCCTGGTCCTCTTACCTAACCGCGAGGAAGGACTCGACGTCGATGCGGTCAGCGAGAGCAAGGCAACAGCGACGTTTACGGTCAGCGTCGTCTCCCAGGACCGCAGCGGCGACGTCGTCCGGCCCGCCGGCTGCCGCAAATACTTGGACAGCTACCGGGCCAACAACGTCATCTCGTACAACCATCTGACGCAAGCAGTCGAGATGCCTATTGCCAGTGCCGGACCCGGAGAGGGCCCTCTCTCGTGGGATATTGCCGCGGACCGCATCACCTCGACGGCCCATTTCCACTTGTCGACGGAACTGAGTGAGCAAGCGTTTGAGTTGGTCACGCTCAAGGTGCTGAAGGGCGCGAGTCTGGGATTCATCCCTCACCTGGCACGTCGGCTCGACTTTGCGGAGCCACAGGGCGGTATGAGCCGCGATGAGGTGTCCTTCGACTTCCCCGGCTTTGACTTCACGGAATGGGAAGTGGTCGAATGGGCTGTGTGTTTCGTGCCCTGCAACCGAGAAACCGTCTCGATGGTCCTGGGCAAGAACCGCCTGGCAGGCCGGCAAATTGCGGAGCCGCTGGCCAAGGGCATGGAGCCGTACCGGCTGCGTAGAAGGCTGTGGCAGACGGGCGATAGTGCGAAGGATGGTGCCACGGTGAAGTTCCAGGAGGACGACTCTCCCGCTTTCGATATCAGCAATCAGGACTTGCGGCCGTCCAGCGTGGTTTATGACTTCGTGGCCCGGCATCTCGGCGTGCAGATCAAGGAGGTCTACGAATCGGCCACCCATGTTCCCGCCGCAAAGCTGGGCGGCTTCCTGTCGGCCTGGGAAGAAGAAACCGCGCCCTTCAAGAAGACGGACGTCCGCAACATCAACGGCAGCGGCAGTGAGTCGCCGCCCCGTTACGAGGTGATCCGACTCAACAGCGAGAAGACGCGGGACTTCCTGGTCGACGGCCTGGTCTTTCTCGAAGGCCCCTTCCGCGCCGTGGCCGAACTGTCGAAGTCCTGGTACGGCCTGGGGCTGACGCTCTACACCCGCGCCGATGAACGGCAGCGGGGTCTTGATTTGCTGGACAAGACCTGGACGGCGACGAAGGAGCGGCACAACTACCTCAAGGGCGAAGCGTTCGCCCTGTCCGGCGAGTTCCTGCCGAAGACGGGCGAGACGTGGCAGGACATCTTCCTGCCCGAGAAGATCACCCGGCAGCTGTCGCTGACGCTGAAGCAACTGAACGACCGTCAGGAGAAGTTCGCCAACCGCGGGACCATTTTTCTCGGTCCGCCGGGAACCGGAAAAACGCTTAGCGGTCGTGTGCTGCGCAACGAGGTGGATGCCACGTTCGTCTGGATTTCCACAGCGGACTTTTACCGCTCCGGGGCGTTCGGCGGCTTCTCCTACGCCTTTGAGCTGGCGCGGGAACTGTCTCCCACGGTGCTGTTCTTCGAGGACGTCGACCACTGGCTCGACTCGTACTCGGTCGACCTGCTCAAGACAGAGATGGACGGTATCGGCCGCTACAAGGGCGTGTGGACGATCCTGACCACCAACTTCCCGGAGCGCCTGCCCGAGGCCCTCATCGACCGCCCCGGCCGCTTCCACGACGTCCTCAATTTCGGTCTGCCCGACGACGCCATTCGCAGGGCGATGATAGGGAAGTGGCTCCCGGAGTTGGCCGGCAGTGACCTCGCCGCGGCCGTAAGCGGCACGGCCGGCTACTCGGGGGCACACGTTTACGAGCTATGCCACTTCGCGCGCGTGCTCCACGAGGAAGAGGGCAAGGACTTCCCTACGGCCGTGGTCGAGGCGCTGGAGAAGGTGAAGGAGCAACGACGGCTCATTGCCTCGACGTCCGCGGGCAGCGGTCTGCGCCGGCGGGCGCTGCCGGATCAATTGGCCAGCTATGCCAAGGGTCGGACGTGGCGGCTGCTGAAGCGACAGGGCGTGATCAGCAAGGGCGGCGAGAGCTACTTCGGTGAATGCCCGCGCGACGAGGCGGGCCACTGCAAGCCGTCGGGGCAGGGGGACGAGGGCGGGAGCGGCAAGGAGAAACCGTCTACTGGTGGCAGCGGGTCGTCAACGAGTTTGGCCGATTCCGCCGTTTCCGTCATTGACCAAGCACGGGAGTACGACTCTATTTCGCGCGAACAGGCGGTGTTAGCGGCGATGGATGCGGACGAGGATTTGTCCCGCGACGACGCCGGCACGATTGTCGAGGAACTTGTTCATGATGGCTATCTGGAGGAATCGCGCAACGAGTCCGGCGAGACAGAATACCGGGTCGGCGGCGGTCCGGCCGACTTCTACCCCGAAGCGCGGGACGCTGTTCTGGCTGGCGTGGCGGATGCTCCAGACGGCGAACTGAACTGGGAAGCGGCCGTGCTTTACGCCACGGACACCGAGGATGTGGACCGGGCGCAAGCCGAGCAGGTGATTGACGGCCTGGTCAATACGGGCCGGCTTGTTGAACAGGGCAAGGATGACGAGGGGCGGCCCATTGTAGGACTGCCGAAGTCCGGGCAGGGGGACGAGAGCGGATCAGGTGCTTCCGCTCCGTCCGAAGAAGAGGCCACATTCGGCTCCGATTCGCCGGACAAGGGGGCTTCGGTCGCGTCTGGCTTTCTTGCCTCGATGGAATCGGCCTTCGACGGCCTGGACGCTGGCAATGCTTCGGAGTCTGCCGAGAAAGTCGATCACCAGTTCGAGGCAATGCAAGCCGCCGTGAATGAGCACGCCAGTGGTTTTTATGAGCACTTCTCGACCATGCTCACAGAGGAGCTGGGTGATTACGTGGAAGACCTGGCTCCACAGGCCGCCGAAGACTTTCACGAGATGACACAAGCCCTGGCCTCGGATCTGAACTATGCGATCAATCAAGCACGGGAAAGCTTCCTGGCTTATGCCAACGCGGTCGAAGAGGGTGAGGACGATGAAGTCCAGGATTCGCTCATCAATGAGTTCCGCAGCAACCTGGAAGCCTGCCAGGAAGCGGCAGCCGAATTCCCGCGATTGATGCAGGAACGATTCGACGAAGCCCACGATACCGCGTTCGCCGAAGCTCCGGAACAAGAAGAGGAGAAGCGTATGGGCGCCGTGGAATTGAAGGCAGGGCTGGCACGGCGACGCGAAGAACGGGCCCGGAAGCGACGCGAAAAGCAAGGCGAGCAATCACCCCCTGCTGCCCAGCAGCAACCCGGCCAGCAGCAGCAGGAGCAACAGCCCGCCCCCGCCAACGGCGAAGCCATCCAGGCCGTGCTCTGCCCCAAGGCGACTTACGCCACGCCCGAAGAGGCGGCCTCCTACGTCCAGCAGACTGGCCTCGACGCCTCGGACATGGAGGACGCCGGCGACGCCTGGGCATTCATCCAGTTCGAGCCGGCCGATTGTCAGCCCGAGACGGCGCGGCGGGAGGCCCTCGACGACGGCTGCGAGGTGGTCTACTGCACGCAAACCTCAAATCCCAAATCCGAAAAGCCAAACGAAGAGGCACCGCCCGCGGCGAGCAATGGGGAGGTGAAGAACGTGGCCGGCAAGAATGGAACGTGTGCGCGGTGTGCCGACAAGTCTGCGATTTCAGAGAACGGACTCTTGAAGTTTGTGACGACGCTCATCGATTTGCTCCCCGCCAAAGTCAAGAGTGCGGTGGAGCGCGCGACCCGAAAAGAGATCACGAACATCATCAAGTCGCATGACAGGCACGAGACGCTTGCACAGCGCCAACTGACGGCGTTCGGCAAGGTGGGTGACGACGAAAAGACCCTGGCCCGCCTGAAAGACCTCAGCGAAGCAGCGGCGGCCACGGGCGGCAGTTTGACAGACAAGCCGCAAAGCGGCAAGGATGATGCGCAGCAGGACAAGGGCTGTCCGCCCGGGGTCACGATGACGAAGGCGATCAAGGCAGCGATCGACGAACACGGGCCGATGCAGGAACATCCGCCCATTGTCAAGGCGATCAAGCAGACGGTCGGTGTCTGGCGCAAGGCCAGCGCGGACTACAGGGAGCACGACTTCGGCTGGCCGAAGGAAGAGGGCGAGAGTCAGGATCAGGACGGCGACGGTGACAAGCCGGACAAGGATGGAGACGGCGAGAAACCGGACGAGGACGACAAGGAGAAGGAGCGCGAGGAAAAACTCCTCTCTGACGCCCTGGCGAAGCTTAACGGGGCGTTCGACCGGACGGCCGGAGAGTTCTTCAAGTTGACGGGAACGCGGATCTGAGCGGGGCAGAAGAAGATTAGCCACAGAGATCACAGAGAGCACAGAGGGGAAGAAAAGCAGGGGGCCTCTCTTCGGTTTTACCCTCTGAGTCCTCTGTGACCTCTGTGGCTAACTCTTGCGGGCGGGCTGGAACAGAGCAGGGGGCAGGGCGCGGGCCTCGGAAACCCGCACCCGATCAGAGAAGAGAGTTGCCATGTCGCAAATCGCCGAACTGGCGGAAGCCGTCAATCGGATCATCGAACGTCAGGGCGCGATGGACAAGGCCATCTCTGCCCTCAAGACGCCGGCCAACAAGGCCGGCGTCGCCTCGAACACCATGCTCTCGCCCGAGCAGGTGATGGCGCTGATGACCGGCCATGCGGTGGCCGGCAACGACGGCGCCGGCTACCGCAAGTTCAGTTTGCCGGGCGGTTACGATCCGCTCTTTCCTGGTCGGCGCCCCCTGTTCAAGGGCGTCGGCATGGGCGAGGCGCTGTGCGAGGTCGCCAAGGGGGCCAATCCGAACCTGGGGCGTCCCGACTTCGCCAAACTGGAAAAGGACGGCTGGTCGCCGGCCATGCACGTCCCCGAAGGGGGGCGCAAGAACGCCTGGGGCCACGTCACGAAGGCGGCCCTTGCCGAGGGCTCCGGCGTGACGGGCGGCTACATCGTCCCGCCCGCGTTCTCGCAGAACCTGCTTCGTATCGCGGTGGAAGAGGCGATCGTTCGCCAGTACGCCACCGTCATGCCGATGACGACGCGGACTCTGACGATCCCCACCCTGGACGTGACCACGGCGCAGGCTGCGGGCACGCCACCCCAGCTCGGCGGCATCTTCGCCCAGTGGCAGCCTGAAGCGTCGACGATCGGCGAATCCGAACCGACGTTCCGGCAGATGGAGCTGACCGCCTGGGACCTCGTCATGCTGTGCGTGGCGTCGAATCAGCTGCTGGCCGACAACGGGGTGGCCCTCGACGCCCTTCTGACGCAGCTGTTCAAGCAGGCGCTGGCCTGGTTCAGCGACTACGCCTTCTTGCAAGGCCGCGGCGCCGGCAACAGCATGCCGCTGGGCGTGCTCAATTCGCCGGCCACGCTTCAGGTCACGCGGGCGGCGGCATCGAGTGTGCGCTTCGCGGACATCGCCACGATGCTCAGCAAGGTCTACTACCTCAACTGGCAGGACGTGATCTGGCTGGCTCATCCGAGCGTTCTGCCGCAACTGCTTCAGATGACGGACAACTCGGCGGGCTCCGGCGCCGGCCGGCTGGTCTGGCTTAACCCCGCGCCCCCGTCCGAGTCCGGCCCGGTACAAAACAAGTTCACCGCCCAGCTGCTCGGCCGACCCCTGTTCATCACCGACAAGCTGCCTGCCCTGGGAACCACGGGTTGCATCGGCTGCTTCTGCTTCCCCTTCTACGTCATCGGCGACCGGATGGAACTGCAAATCGAGGCCAGCCAGATCCCTCGGTTCACCACGAATCAAATGATGTGGCGCCTCATCGCCCGCATGGACGGACGAAGCTGGCTCAACAACCCCGTGACGCTCAGTGACGGGACGTTTACGCAGAGTCCCTTCGTGATTCTTACGCAGTGAGTTGAAATGGAAGAAAAGCCGAAGGACAGACTGTGGATGTGTGAATCACTGCCGCCGTACAGTTTTCACGAGCGGCTCGGTGACTACGAGTATGTGGTGACTTTCGCCACCCACAAGGAACTGGTCGCTTACATCGAGACGGTTCTTCGGAACAGGGACTCCAAAGCCAAACGAGTCGGTGAGACCAAATGAGTCGACTGGCAGACATCGTGACGAAGGTGGGCAACGGCGACGGCGTTACCGGCGGCGTGATCCCGCCCCATTGGCGTCATCGGCCTGATCCGACAGACAAGGACGCTGTATTTGGCGACTGGATGCGTCTGGCCTGGCGGAACGACCAGGAAACCCTCTGGAAGCGCTACCAGACCAAGGCAGCCCTTGCCGAAGGAGCGGGCGGAACGGTCGGCGGCTACCTCGTCCCGGTCCACATGGCAGCGGCGGCGCTGACCGAGGCTGCGGAACACTCGTTCTTCTTGCAACTGGGAACGCAGGTTCCTCTGACCACGCGCGAAACGAACGTCCCGCACGCCAGCGTTACTGGCGGCGCGGCGGGCATATCCCCGTTCTACGGCGGGGCTGTCTTTTCGTGGCAGCCGGGACAGGGCGCGGCCCTGAACGAGACGGAGCCGACGTTCTTCACGACGTCGCTAACGAGCCACACGCTGGCCGGATACGCCCTGATCTCCAATCAGATGCTGGAGGACGTCGAGGACGGGCCGCTGGGCAAGTATCTCCGGGAGTTGCTGGGCCGGGCAGCGGCCTGGTACTTCGACCTCGCCTGCTTCCGCGGCGATGGAGTAGGCAAGCCGTTGGGACTGATCAACTCGCCCGGCGCCCTTTCCGTAAGCCGGACGGCTGGCGGAGACGTGCAGGTTGCCGACCTGGCCAACATGGCGGCGAAGCTGATTCCGGCCGGGTCGGGGGCATTCGATGGTCCGACTGCCTGCTGGGCGATTCATCCTTCGGTGCAGGCCAAACTGTTCGCCCTGGCGAGCTGGCAGATTGGCCAGCCGCCCGGAGCCGGCAAGGTTGACGAGCCGGGCGCGTACTATTTGAACGGCTCGCCGATCTACGTGACCGAGAAGCTGTCGAATCTCGGCACCCGCGGGGATGTCGCGCTCTTCGTGCCGAAGCTGTTCCTGGTCGGCATCCGCCAGGAAGTCGAGATCATGATTACCCGGGAAGAGCCCACGGCATTCACCAAGAATCAGAGTGTCATTCGCGTGACGTTCCGGGCCGATGGACGGCTGAGGCTCAACTCTTCGGTCGTCCTCGCTGACGGAGCCGCGACGGCAGCAGCTGCCGTCGTGCTGAACTGAGAGGGGTACTGACAATGGCTGAGTTCATCCGCGTCGGTTCTCGCCGCGTTAACGTCAATGACGTCCACGGCGTCGACGTCAACGACGATGGAACCGTATCGATCGACACCAAGGGCGCCTGTCTCACCCTGTCCGGCGACGAGGCGACGGCGTTCCTCGACTGGCTGGGCACCGTCACGCTCAACCCGGCGGCGAAGGTCACGGTGCCGGACCTGACCGGCCAGACGTGGGACGAGGCCGCGGCCGCCCTCTCGGACGCCGGCCTGCAAGCCTCGTTCTCCGGCGACGCGGCGGGCGTCGTGACGAGTCAGGAGCCGTCCATCTGGACGGAGGTCGACGCGGGCAGCACCGTGACGGTGACGCTAGCCGTGCCGGCGCCGCCCGAACCGCCCCCGCCAGAGCCCCCGCCCGAGGAGCCGGAAGAGCCGCACACCCGGCACCACAAGCGGAGCCACCACTAACCACGGCCTCGCCCTTCGATAGGCAGCAGAGTGAGCCACAGAGATCACAGAGGACTCAGAGGGGAAGGAAAGCAAGGGACCTGTCTTCGGTTTTACTCTCCGTGCTCTCTGTGATCTCTGTGGCTAATTTTCCTGACTGGAGACCTCAACTGTGAGTTTTACAGAGCAGATGTCCGAGGCGCTGGCCGTGGTCGGGTACATTCCGCCCTCGAACCATGCCGCCAATACGGACAACACCATCGCCGGCATCGACGCTTCCAAGTTCAAGCGGCTGCTGGCGATCGGCTGCATTGGCGTCTTGAACGCCAACGTGCAGGGCTACTGGGAGGCCAGCGCGCAGGCCAACATGAACGTCGTGACCAACGTGGCGGCGTCCATTCCCGTGACGGCGAACGTGGCGAATCGCGCCCTGTTCATGGAGGTCCGGGCGGATCAGCTGCCGGCCAATACGCGCTACGTGCGGCCGGTGTTCATCGTCAACACGGGGGCCTCGTTCTTCGGCGTGATCGTGCTCGGCGGCGAAGCCGTAAATAAACCCGCTTCAGGTGCCGACGTGGCCAATCTGATCGCAAACAGGGCCGTAACGTAAGCAGCCGGGAGAGCACCCGCGGCGTGGCGAGATGACACGCTGAGGGATCTGAAGCCGGCGGCGTACTGCCAGGTCGACCGCACGCGATTACGTCAGCCGCAAGGCTGGAGATGCCGGCAAGCCGGGGCAGGACCGGCCGGGTGCGTTTGGCGGATGAGGGATTGATTGCATGACCGAAGGCGCCGTCTTCTGCTGCCAACCCGCTTACAACTTCGTCGACCCGCGATCGGCGAAGCAGTTCTGGGCACGCGCCACGGATCCCACGGGCCCGTACAAGGACATGCCCCGCATCTATCCGGAGCCGCACGGTTCTTCGCTCCTGGCCAACCAGTTCAACTCGTACTGGTGCGAGTGTTTGAACGCCCAGCGATCCGGCGTCGACGTCCGATACTTCGCGATGCTCCATGCGGACATCATTCCCGCCGACTGGTGGCTCGATCAACTGCTTCACGATCTCGACGAGTCGGGCGCGGACCTCATGGCAGCCGTACCCCCACTCAAGGACTCGCGGGGGCTTTCGTCCACCGCCGTTGATGATCCCGATGATCCCTGGTGCGTCTACCGCCGGCTGACGATGACCGAGGTTCACGCGCTGCCGGAAGTCTTCGGCGCGGCGGACTTCGGCTACCACGACCGGCTGCTGCTGGCCAATACGGGTTGCTGGGTGTGTCGTTTCGATCAGCCGTGGCGGTTCAAGGTCCACTTCGAGATCAACGACCGGATCATGTTCCGGACCGAGGACGGCTGGTGGACGGACCCGGCAGAGGCCGGCAACTTCCCCAATCTTGAAGGCACTTTCCAGGCTCAGAACATGTCCGAGGACTGGAACTTCAGCCGTCAACTCGGCAGGCTCGGCGGCAAGGTGATGTGTACCCGCCGCGTGGCCCTCAAGCACATGGGCGAGATCCCTTACCCCAACAGCGAGCCGTGGGGCGAGTTCAAGCAGGACGAAAACACGGCCAGCAAGTGGCGCAACAACGGCGCAACGATTGCGCAACGACGTCCCTGCACCCTGTCCGAGCAATACCCCGACGTCGAGGGCTGGCTGACGGACGGCGAGGGGCGGGCGCTGGCAAGGCTGGCCAGCGGCAAGATTTGCCTCGAAATCGGCTCCTACTGCGGTCGATCGACGCTCTGGCTGGCGAGCACGGCGGCGAGTGTTTGGGCCTTCGACACGTTCGACGGCCGCGGCATCGAGGGGGCGGAGAAGCGGAACACACTGGCAATTTTTCAACACAACCTGAATCAGTACGGCGTGCGTCCCAAGGTCAAGGTCTGTCAGGGCGAGAGTGGAGCCTTGCTACCATTGTTCCGCGAACGTGGCGACCGCTTCGACCTCTGCTTCATCGACGGCGCCCACGACGAGGCGAGCGTGTCCAGCGACGTGGAACTGTGCCTTGGTGTGCTGCGCAAGGGTGGCGTGCTCGTGTTCCACGACTACGGCTCGCCGGTCGACCCGGACGTGACGACGGTTGTGGACCGGCTGGTGAGTGACGGGGCCACGCTGGTCGAGGTGATCGGCTCGCTGGCGGTGATCCGGCCAGCAGATCATCAGTATCGGCATCGCTCACAAAGATTAGCCACAGAGGACACAGAGAACACCGAGGGGAAGAAAAGCCAGACCGCGCTTTCCCTCTGAGTCCTCTGTGATCTCTGTGGCTAATCTTCTGGCGAAAGGATTGGATCATGGCACGCCGCGAAACACAGACTGAGGAACCCTTCTCCGCCGTGACGACGGACTCGCCACGGGGTCGACGCCCCGACCCCGTGGTCGAGCCGGAAGCGTTCCTTGCCTGGTCCGGCTGGTCCCAGGAAGGCGGCCTCTGGTCCGATCCGCTGGGCAGCAACGGACCGCCCGAGCAGGTGAAGATCGGCACGCAGAAGACCAGGGAGGGGAAGGAAGAGGACGTCTACCAGACGCGCATTCCGCCTCTGCCGTGGTCGTACCCGACCACGGCTGCCGTGGAGCTGCAATTGCTCCGGGAGGCGGAGAAGGGGTAACGGATGACACGCACCTACCACGACCGCATGCTGCGTCCGGCCGCAACCGGCATCCACTGCCCGCACTGCCGGGCCGTGGCGGCGCAGTACGATCGAGGCAGCGCGGCAGGCGTGCGCCGGTCCGGATTCAGGGGGTGCGTGCGGATCCACCAGGGCCGGACGGTGGTGATGTGCGGCGTGTGCGGCAAGGACTTCGACCCGCACGAGCGGAAGGGGGCGTGAACCGTGGCGCTATCCAGTCCGGGCGCCCTGTCGATCGTGCCGGGGCTGGCCACCTACACGACGCCGCAGCTGCAGGCGGCCCTGGACGCGGCGGATGAGGCGATCCGCCGGTACACGATGCGGAACGTCCTGGACGAACAGACCATTGCCACGCTCTACCTGAGCGGTAACGGCATCGAAGACCTGATCCTGCCCCACTACCCCGTCACGAGCATTGACGCCGTCTACCTGGATTCCAACGGGTACTTCGGCAAGCGCGCCGGGGCCTTTCCCGCCTCGTCGCAGATCCTCGAGGGCACCGACTGGGTCATTGTCCAGGACGGCGACGGGACCGGGCCGGCCAGCAAGGGCGGGTTGCTCCGGCGGATCGCAGGGGGCAGCGGCAGTGTAACCTCGCTGAGCCTTCTGGATGGCAGCGGCTGGGGGTGGGGCAGTTGGGGTCGCGGCCGGCTGGCGGCAAGGCAGGCGCCGTTCTGGTACAGGGGCTATGGCAACGTCAAGATCACGAACTTGAAGGCGGGTTTCAACCCTGTGCCGGCGGACCTCAGTCAGGCCTGCAACGAGTTGGCGTGTTGGTTTTTGAAATACACGGTGACGGGCGGGCGGGTACTCACCTCGGAAAGTCTGGCAGGCTATTCGTATGCCCTGGCCGGGCTCCAGAACAGGCCGGAGCTGGGAGAAACGAGGAGCCTGCTTGCTCGCTACCGCTTGCCGGCGGTTGGAACGGGGACCTGAGCGGGCTCGTTTGCGGAAACGGCCGCGGGGGTGGTAGGTTGAGCATCGCCTCACTGCTGACGCATGTGATGGACGTCGAGGCCATTGCCGCCAGCCCGCCTCGCGACTCGAGCGGGGGCATCGACGATTCAACCTGGGCGGCGGTCCTGACGGCTGTGCCGTGTGTCCTGACGCCTCTGTCCGCCGCCCGCATGGCGGACTTTGCCATCGCCGGCCAGAAAGTCGACTGGAGCGTGGTCACGGAGCAAGAAGGAATCGTACTCGGCCAGCGACTGAAGGTTACGGACGAGGCGGGCGTGACGACGTACCTGCGCGTGGCCACGGTCAAGCGGGTGAGACGACGGGGCGGGATCGGGCCGTTCACGGAGATCCTGGGGGAAGAGATCCGGCTGCAATGAGTGCGACACTGCTGGGGGCGATTCATGAGGTCTGGGGCGACGACGGCGGTTTGCAGACGGCGGCCGTTTCGCTGTTCAATGAGGAGCCGCGAGAAGGGACGCCCCTGGGAACCTTTGTGGTCCTCGCCAGCCTGGAACAGCCGGAGAAGCCGGACGACTTCGAGGGCGGGCGGCAGGTGGACGCCACCTGGACGTTCCGCTGGTGGTTCGAGGGGACGGCTTCGGCCGAAACGCTGGGCGGGTTGATCCGGAGGGCCTTCGACCTGAAGCCGCTGGACATCGACAACGCCCAGCTGCTGCGAATGCGGGTCGACGACTACCGCGTGAGCCTGGACCGGCTTCGCAGCACCGGGACGCGGCGGGTAACGCGGACGGAACTGGTGTTTCACGCGCGACTGCATCGAAGGGGGGCCTGAATATGACGCTGAGCGCGGCACAGGGAAAGCTGACGGTGCAGGCGCAGTGGACCGTGTCCAAGGCACGGTCCGGCCTGCCCAACCTGCCCTCCAACGACTCCGTGAAGCGGACCGTTTCCCTGTCTCTGGGTTCGTCGGCTGATCAGTTCCAGGAGATGATTTCGACCATCGTCTCCATCGCTGCCGCGGCAACGGCCAACGTCGACATTGCCACCGCCCTGACCAACGTCGTCAACGACCTGGCCGTGCCGGTGACGAAGGTCGTCCTCTGGCTGGTCGAGCTGCTCTCGACCTCGGACAAGGACGCCAATGGCAACGTGCTCGGCACGGCCTGTTCCGGGATCACGATTGGCAACCACGCCACGCAGCCCTTCCAGTTCGGCATGAGCGCGGCCGCGACGGATACGATCCACAACGGTGACTTCCGGGCGGGCTCCGACCACTCGGCGGGCCTCACGGTGGCCAACGGCACCGTCGACACGATCAAGATCGTCAACAACGACGCGGCTGTCGCCGCCGCCGTTCGCATCACCCTGTTCTGCCGCTAAGGAGGTTTCCGGTGGCTGATCCTTACAGCGGAACCGAAGGGCGTATCACCTGCGACGGCACGATCATCTACCTCGAAAAGTGGCGTGTCCGCGAGTCGGGAACGAACGTCCCCGCCAACGATTTCGAGAGCGACAAGCGGAAGAATATCTACGGACTCGCGGGCTGTGACGTCGAGGCGAGCGGATACTTCGACCGTGACCTGACCCCGACCGCCGACCCGCCCAACTTCCGCGCCCGCTCGCGGGTGGGCGATTTCAAGCTGTTCATCGACCGCGTGTCCGGCCTCTGCTGGAACTTTCCCTTTCTGAACATCGACGAGGTCGAGACGTCCGACGAGGTCGACGGCCGCGTTGATTTTTCGATCCGCGGCAAGTCGCACGACGACTATTTCGCACCCGGAGAGTGACCGCTCCGCGGAAGAAGAAAAAGCCAAATCCGAAATCCAAAAAGACGGCCGTCTTCCTTTGGATTTCGGATTTGTGATTTGGAGTTTCCAACGTGGCCACCGGCAACCAGGGCGGCACCGTCTCGCAGGCGCTGGGCGCGTCCGGCCCGGGTTACGACGTCGAGCTGGACGGCAAGACGTATACCCTTCTCCCCTTCACCCAGCGTGACAAGGCCGGCATCGAGGCGTGGGTACGCAAGCGCGCCTGGGCGGAAGTTCGCGCGGCAAAGGACTACCTCACTCCCGACGAATACCGACAGCTGCGGGAGGACATGGCCTCTTCCCTGGCCGGCAGGGAATACGCCCTGTACGGTCCGCGGGTGCAGGCCATGCTCAATAGTGTCGAGGGCATGGTCGAGATGCTACGGCTGATGCTCGCCAAGAAACACGGCGCCGACGCCACTCAGGCACTGGCGGAAAGGCTGCTGGCCGAACGGGGCGAACAGGTCAACGAGGGCTTGCGGGCACTTCACCCCGACTGGTTCGACAAGGAGGACGGCGACCCAAACGCCGGGGCCGGGAAGGACAGCTGAATCCTTTCCCGGACGTCGAGGAACTCTACCAGAAACTCATCGTCGAGCCGTATAACCTGTCCTTCGACCAGATCGCGGACCTGACGGACTACCAGATTAACGAGATCCTGTGTCGGCCGGAGAAAAAGGCCGCGAGACGCCGGCCCACGTCCACGCCGAGCAAGTACGGCAGCTACCGCGAGTGGTTCTGGGACGTGTGGAAGTCCCGCGGTTGGACGCAAGAGCAGATCCTGGCACGGTGGAAAGAGAAGGTGGCCCGCGGGGAGGTGAAGGAGCATGGCTGATCAGCGCGAGGAACTGCAGCAGACGCAGGACGACGTCAAGCGTCTCCAGGAGGGGATGCTTGCGCTGCGCCGTGCCAAGGAAGCGGCAACAAACCCAGCAGACATCGCCGCACTGGGCAAACAGATCCGCGCGACCGCCCTCGACCTGGCCGAAGCCGGCATGAAAGCGAATCTGCTGGGCAAGGAGGTGGCAGACCTCGACCAGAAATCGGCAAGGGCCAAGCTTGCCCTGGCCGGCGTGGGTGCGGCTGGCGCACTGGCGTTTGCGCAGATCGCCGCGGGTGTGACGCGGACCGTTTCCGTCGGCGCCCCCGCGCAATTCGAGCTGTGGCAGCGTTCCACGGCGGACCTTGCCGCCGTCGTCGGTCAGACCCTGGTTCCGGCCCTGGAAAAACTCACGGAGATGACTCGATCGGTTGCGGATTTCTTCCTGAACCTGGACGAGCCGACACAGCGGGTGATTGTGAACTTCGCCACCTTTGCCGTTGGCCTGAAGCTGGTTGCAACTATTGCCGGCCCCGTGCTGGGCGCCTTGACGGCAATGAGGGCCGGTGTGCTCGCCCTCAACGTCGCCCTGGGGGCCACGGGCGCGGGGGCCGTACTGGCTCTTGTGGTGGGCCTGCTGGGGTTGATTGCCCAGGGCAAGGGGGGCGCAACCTTTGCCGGTCTGGGCAAATCGCTGGCCGCGGTAGGACAGGCGTTTGGGGCATTGTTCAAAGCGGTCGAACCGATCGTCAACGTGCTGGCACGGCTGGCACAATCCGTGTTCAGGGCACTGGGTAGCTCTCTGCAAGGCGTGGCGGCGGCGCTGTCGGCCGTGGCGAGCCTGATCGGAGTGGTGCTCAAGGCCGTGGAACCGCTCTTGACCTTCCTGGCGAATACGATAGGTGTCGTCGCTGAAGGAATCTCTTCGATCCTCGGCAACAGTTCAGAAGCGGGTAGCAAGACGGCGGGGCGCGTCGGCGCCGGCGCCGGTGCCTTCGGAATTCAGGGCGGCATCGTCGCTTATGCGCTGGACTTGATTTCCGGGAAGACCGGTACTTCCGCCACCGCGGGCACAAAGAGTTCCGTCGGCGCCGCCCCGATTGCGCCGACCTTCCTTTCCGGCGAGGCCCTGCAAAAGAAAATCCTGGAGGCGGGCCTTACGGCGGGGGGCAAGCCGGCAGCTGAGCGCACGGCGGATGACGTGGGGGACATCAAGAACCTGCTCAAGGATCGCCTGAAGCCGCAATCCGGGGTGTCCGAGGCGAAGGGGGACGCCCGGGACGCCATGAACACCTAACCCCGGTCGGCGGGAGCGGTCAGAAAGATGGCGCCGATTACTCCCAGGGCCGCGCCGATGACGGTAAGGCAGATGCGATTCGTTAGCAGGCCGAGATTGTGGACCGAGCCGACCGAAGTGTCGAGGAACAGGGTGATGAAGATCACCACACCGCCGGCCATCAGCAACAGGTGGCCGGCGGTGTGATAGCGGTTCGTGCGCATGACGTGATTCCGTTGACAGGGTACGGGGCCGCACTCCGTCACTTTGCGCGCCGATGAGCGCCGCGTCAAGACCTCGCGCGTTTGCCCTTTCGCTTTTGTATTCGTCATAATGCGTCCCGAAAGGGAGGGCATGGGTGGCGGAAATCGGCGTCGTCTTGCTGGACGGTTCAAGGTGGCCGGTCGTCGTCGACGACGCGGCCCAATCCCTGTCCCAGGCCACGTTCGAGACGGACGCCAGTAACGCGGTTCTTACCTTCCGGGTGCCGTGGGACGAGCGGGAAGAGGCCGTCCTCTATTTCTGCGACACCGCCGAAACGGTGCGCGAGCAATTGATTTCCCGCAAGCCCTCGCCGCGGCACCCGGCCCATGACTGGCTGCGGGCCTCGCGCGTCTCCCTGCGCGGCGAGTCGCCCAACGGCAAGGAGCAACTCTTCAACGGGCAGTTCATCGACCGCTACGAAAACATCCTCTTCACGGTCCTCTACCAGCCGACCAAGTACGACGTGGTCGAGGATGGGATTGTAGAGAGCGAGTGGCAGCGCTACACGGAGCGAAGCAAGATCACGGCCACGGTCGAATACGTCAACACCGGGCCGGGCGCGTTCAAGTTCGTGACGGGCGCCTACGCGGTAGCTGGTCTCGACCGGCTCAAGCTGGCGAAGTCGATCCCCCTGCGGCGGATCGGGTTCGTCTGGGTCTGGCGTCGTGTGCCCGAAACATACCTACTCAACGAGGACCGTCTGCCGCTACGGATCATGGCGGGTCTGGGGACGGTCAACAAGACCGCGTTCGCCGGCATCCAGCCCGAGCGGCTCTACTTCTCTCACGTCGACATCGACGATGAGCTGGCCATGATCAGCCCCCTGGAACTGTCCCTTTTCAACCACGATTTCAAGCGCTCGCCCCTGCTCTACAAGGTGACGTTTACCTTCCTGTACGATCCGTTTACCTGGCAGACGACGCTCGATCCGTCCGGCTCGCGGGAGCGGATCGGCTACGTTTACAATCCGACGGTCGGGCCGTTCCCGACCAGCGAATTTGAGGAACTGTTCCTGATCTCACGATGAAACCTTTTCGACCTGGCACCCTGAACCGCGAACAGGCCGAGGCGCTGAACGACCTGCTGGCCGAAGTCGAGGACTTGCGTCAGCAGGCCGCCGGCGGGGGCGGCGCCGACCAGACGAGTGGGCCGGGCGGCACGGCCCTTTCCGTGCCGCTGGAGAACAGCCCCAAGCCGATCACGGTGCGTCTCAAGGAGCGCCCCGAAGGGCTGATCCCGCCGACCTATCATCTCTGGAAAGAGGCGGTCATCGACGACGGCGCCGTGCCCTTCGTGCCGGCCGACGGCATGGTCGGGGACTCGAACTTGCCCGCCATCTCCATGACGGGAACCGAGGCCCCGCGGAACATGGAGAGCTACCCGCTGGCGATGGTGACGGCACAGGGCAACGCCGTGGCCTTCTGGTCATACCCCATCATGCGGTTCATCCAGATCCTCAGCCTCGAACAGTCGCCCGAAGGCTTTTACCCGGCCCGCGAAATGACCTTCGACCCGGTCACGCTCGTGTGGATTCCCGGCGAAGAGTGTTGGTGGAGAGACGCCAACCAATGAGGGACGGCGCGTGTGGCGGCACCCGTACAGACCCAGCGATTCCTCTCTTGCCTGGCGGGCCGTGCCGTCGACGGGAAGAAGGTCTACGCCGGGTTGTGCCGGGCCGATCCGGTGCATTCCGGTTCGGGCTACGGGTATGACTCCGGATCGGGCGTGTCGGGCCTCGCCTGCCGCGGCTTCGTCACGGCAGCGCCGGGCCTGCATCTTGGCCTGTTGGTCGGCAAGGCAGTCGACGGCAAGAAGTTGTACGGAAACGCCGAGTGCTGCACGGCGGACCAGGGCATTATCGCCTCGCTGCTGGTCGGCAGGGCGTCGGACGGCAAGAAGGTCTACGCGGCCGCCTGCTGCCCCGAGGACGTTCTGCCCTCGGGCTACGGGAGCGGTTCGGGCTACGGCGTCAGTGGCAGTGGGGCGAGCGGCGACAGCGGTTCCGGCGCCAGCGGCGCCAGCGGCGCCAGCGGGCAGAGCGGATCGGGCGTGTCGGGCGCGTCCGGCTCGGGGGCAAGTGGCGGCTCTGGCAGCGGTAGCGGGTCGGGCTCGGGAAGCGGCAGCGGGAGCGGTTCGGGGTCGGGCAGTGGATCGGGGTCGGGCTCCGGCAGCGGCTCCGGATCGGGAAGCGGGTCAGGTTCCGGCAGTGGCAGCGGAAGCGGCTCCGGGTCAGGTTCCGGCTCTGGCTCTGGGAGTGGCAGCGGATCGGGCTCCGGCAGCGGTTCAGGCAGTGGCAGTGGATCAGGCTCCGGTTCCGGCGCGTCACGCAGCGGATCCGGCTATTCCGGCTACGGGGAGTTGATCACCAGCCCTTGCTGTCCCTTCAACCCCGTGCCGGCGACGCTGCACGTCACCGTCCAGGCCGAAACCGGCAACTGCGGGATCACGGATTTTGTCCTGAACTACAACACGGGCGCCGTCGCCTGGGAGGGGTTCGACAACAACGGCCGCAAGTGGACCCTGATTTGCAATTCGCCCGGCAACGGCTGCGGCGGCTTTCTGTTCCAGGGAACGTCCTACGCCTTTAACCACACGCCGATGGACTCGCCGGCGTGCAGCTGCGACCCGTTCTTCCTGGCGTTCACCGGCGCGTTGTCCGCCGCGCCGTTCTGCATTGGAAACATTACCTTCTGGATCACCGCATGATCCCCTGTGGCCATACGGACCCGAAGGCCCACGCCACTGCCTGTCGCCTCTGCTACCTCTACCTGTCGGATCCGGCCTATCGCAGGCTCTGGGACGGCCCTCTGTCAGCGGGACCGAAATCCGCCAAACGGGAACTTCCCTGCGTCCATCGCGGCGCCGACGTCCGGGACGAACGCGGCCGCCCCGTGATGCGGACCGCGCCGACTTGACGGGGCGGCGCCAAAAAGCTGAAGGTCTTCAGCTGCGACAAGGGGCACGGCCACAAGACGTCCTTCGACTGCTGCTCTTGCGACGACTATCGCCCTGACGACAAACCCCGCCAGCCAATGATTCGGACAAGACACCTGCTCTACCACGTCTGCCCGATGAGCGGCAATGGCACCTGGCAGCGGAACGTCTTGCAGCTGCGGAAACGAATCGACCTGTTCAACGGCAAGCGGATCGTGGCCATTTCGACCGGCCCGGGACTCGATCCGCCCGACGCCGTGAAAGACCTCTTCCGCGGCACGGTGAGCGACTGGCTGGTGATGCCCAACAGCTACAGCCGCCGGGAGGTGGCCACGTTTCTGCCGCTCTGGTCGCACGTCCGCACGGAAGATCCGTCCGAGGCCACCTTCTACGCGCACGCCAAGGGCGTCACCCGCCCGGTCAACCCCGGCACGACGATTCACACCTGGACGCGCCTGATGTACGAAACGTGCCTGGACTACTGGCCATTGGTCGAACGCACGCTTGCACGTTTTCCTCTGGCCGGCACCTTCAAGAAGGTGGGCCGCGGGTTTGCGGGATCGGACAGCAGTTGGCATTATTCGGGGACGTTCTACTGGGCCCGGAACGTGGAACTGTTCCGGCGCGACTGGCGCCGGGTGGATCCGGTATGGTGGGGGACGGAGAGTTACCCGGGGCTGCACTTTGGAGCGGACGAGGCGGGGTGCCTGTTTCACGAGTCCGTCGTGCCGACCCTCGACCTGTACTCAATGGGCTATCTGCGTGGGATTGTATTGCCCCGTTATGAGGCTTGGAAGCGAGAGCATGAACACGAGCGAACCGATTGGAGCGGCGCCGAAGATCGAACTCGGGGGCGGCAGACGGCCGCGGGGTGAAGGGTTTGTCAACGTTGACTACCTCGACGCGCCCGAAGTCCAGGTGCGCTGCAACTTTGAGAGCGACCCGTTGCCCTTCCCCGACGACAGCGCGGATGAGGTCTACACCAGCCACACGCTGGAACACGTCCGCGCCTACTCGCACCTCTTGCACGAGATTGCCCGCGTCTGCCGGGTCGGCGCCCGGGTCGAGATCCGAACACCGCACTGGCTGTCCTCGATGGCGATGTGCTCGGGGCACTTTCACACCGTCCCGCCCACGCAGATCCGGCATTGGTGCGTCGACTTCATTGCCGACTGGTGGGCCGGTCAGAAGAAGCGGCTACGGCACCTGCGCACGGAGTTTATTCCCGGCGAGGCGTTCGCCGTGTGGAAGGAGCTGATCGGCTGGGCGACCGATCAGCAAATCATGGAGTTGTTCCCGAACGCCGCCCACGAGTGCAGATACTACTTCGATGTCATCACCAACGATGTTTGATGAGCCGGACTGTCTGGCGATGTTCCTGGAACGGCTCGCAGAAGGGCCGGCGCTGAGCGTCCTGGAATTGGGAACGCGCGCCTGGAACGGGAATCCGCCGAAGCATCATCGTGAGAAGATCCTAACAGCCAATTCCCTTGCCGACTGGTGGAGCGTTGACCTTCTGGACGGCGAAGGTGTGGGTATTGTCTGCGACGCTCACCAGCTGTCCGGCCGCTTCCCCCGCGCCCACTTCGATGCCGCAATCGCCGTCGACGTCCTGGAACACTGCCGCCGGCCGTGGGAGGTAGCCGACCAGCTGGCCCTGGTGCTTCGTCCGGGCGCGTGGCTCTACGTCCACGTCCCGCAGACGTTCCCTGTCCATGGCTATCCCGGCGATTACTGGCGGTTCACCACGGACGCACTGCGCGAACTGTTCGCTCCGGACCGCGGCTGGTGGGCCGTGGCAACCCGGCACCTGCGGCTGTGCAAGGTGGTTCCCCTTGTGAACGACACGGGCGGGACGTGGAACTTCGAGGCCCCCGCCTGGCTGGGGGCCGAAATTCTGGCACGCAGGAGTTGACCATGCAGCTGTACGCGGAACCCTTCCGGCACGCGATCGAGGACGGCTGGGAACCTGTCCTCTGTGCCCGCGCCGCCGCCGTCTGGCCCGATGAGCACTGGCCCGGCTGGGGGGCACGCTATGACACACCCCTGGAGCGCAAACGCACCTGCAATGAATGGGTGATGTTCCCCGAGGCCGTGAAAGACTTGCTGCGCCGGATGCTGGTATTGCGCCTCGACCACCTGTTCACCCCGCCACTGCTCCCGGACATGAACCTCTGGGGCGGTGGCATGCATGACATGGGCCGGGGCGGTTTCCTCGATCTCCATTTGGACGCTGACGTCCATCCGGGTTGTGGCCTGTCCCGCCGCCTCAACGCCGTACTCTTCCTCGACGACTGGCCGGCCGAATGGGGCGGCGCCCTGGAGTTCTGGGACGCTGAGCGAACCGGCCCCGTCGTGCATATCCACCCCGCTCCCGGCCGGCTGGTCGTGTTCGAGACGTCCGACGTCTCCTATCACGGCGTTCCAAGGCCGCTGACCTGTCCGCCGGGTTATCAGCGCAAGACGCTGGCCTGCTGGTGGTACGGACCGGCCCCGCGCTTTCCGACCCGGCCGCGGGCGCTGTTTGTCGGCCCTGCTGGCGAACACGACCCTGCCAGGGAGCAGCTGCGTGCCGAACGCGCCCGTTTGCCCGAACGGGGCCGCGCCGGGTAACATGCCTCGCATGGTCGACGTCTGCGTGCAGTTGCTGCTGGCCGTCTTCTTCTCCTGGCTGGCGTACCGGCTGGCCACGGACCCGGCCGACGAGGAAACGGTATGAGCCTGTCGGGGTTGTCCGGACTGTCGGGGTTGTCCGGGCTGGGGATCGGAAGCGGGGCCGGTCCGCCACCGCCCCCGCCCGCGCCGCCCGGCACGCCCGGCAATTTCGCCGTCGTGGCGGCGTCCGACACCGAGATCGACGCCTCGTGGACCTCGCCGGGCACACAAACAGGCTACCTGCTCCAGCGGGCGCCCGACTCGGCGGGCTCACCCGGAACCTGGGCCACGATCGCACCGACGATCGCTCCGACGGCGCTGGCGTATCAAGATACGGGCCTGACAGCGGGGACGAAATACTGGTATCGCATCCAGGCGTTCAACGTGGACGGCTCGTCGGCATTTACCACGGCGGCGAGTGCCACGACGACAGGAGGCGGGGGCGGCCCGCCCGCCGACACCTTCGACTATCAGGCGCTGGCCGGCTTCCGCTATCTACTGGCGGGCCACGTCGGTAACGGACTGACGACCCCGCAACTGGCCGGCGCCGACCTCGTGTTGCTGCGACCGTGGCTAGAAGTCCAGGGTGCCGCCTTCAAATAAAGGAGCAAGCTAGTGGCCGCAACAACCACCACACCGACCTATGCCGCCAGCGCCCCCGTCTTCGACGGGCCACCGCGCAACGGCGTGGCAAAATTAACCAGTACCGACACCACGACCGCCAAGGCCGTCACCTTCGCGCCCCCTGCTGCCGGCACGCGGCTCAACAGAATCCGCGTCTGGTCTAACGGCACGCTGCCGGGCGGCACAACAAAGGTCGCCATTCTGTACAACGACGGTTCGGCCGACTATGAAATAGCCGCCTTCCCTATGGTGAATAACACGGATGTGCTCCAGTTCGAGGAGCGTTTCGACGACTGGACGATCCCGAGCACGGCCTCCTTCAAGGTGCAGGCACGCACGGCGCTTGCGGCAAGCGCCGAACTGCACTTTCTCTTCTTTGGTACTGATAATCAGGTGACACCGTGACCGCCGGCCTCGATCATCCCCGTCGTAATGCCCCGGTCTTGCGCCGCCCCAGCCCGCGCGCCCCTCGCGGACGGCGGGCGGGCAAAAGTGGCTACGACCCGACCCTGTACCAGTTTTTGGTACTGGGGCAGAGCAACAGCAACGGCACCTACACCTACCAGAATTACCCTGACCCCGAGCCGGTCACGACCTACCCGCGATCCCTCCGACACCTGATGCCCAGCCAGGGCGTGCGCCTCGGCCTTTCGCCCTTGCCAGGGACGGAAGCCGCGGTCGATCCGCCTATCACGTCGTTCGTGCCGCTTTGTGAGATCGACGATCGGTACTGGTCCGTTTCTGGAACGGCGGGACATGGCGAAACGATTGCGTCCTCGTTTGCCGGCGAACTGTCCCGCCGGGCCGGGGGCAAGACGATCCTGGTGTCCAACTGTGGAATTGATGGCACGGCCTACGCCCTCATGAAGAAGGGCACGCAGCCTTACCGCAATGGCCTGTCCCAGGTCACCGCCGGCTACAATTACGCCCGGCAGCGCGGTATCCCCCACCGCGTCTATCTTTTGATCCTGCATGGTTATACGGACGCCGCCGTCTTTTCTGCCACGTATGTCACCGATCTTCCTCAGTGGCAGATCGACTTCCAGCAGGACATCCAGGCCATCACGGGGCAACAGGTGCCCGTCCTGGCGTTCTTTTCACAGCAGGAGTATTATCAGCCGGCCTGGCAAGCGCTGGTCGTGGTGCCGGTGGACGTCCAGCAAATTCAGGCGTGGCAGGCCAACCGGCGCGTGCTGTTCCTGACCGGCCCCCAGTATCTCTACCAGTATTGCAGCGACGGCATCCATCAGGCCCCCGGCAGTCAGCGCTGGCATGGGGCCATGATCGCCAAGGCCGCGTACCGCACCCTGTTCGGCAAGGGAAACTGGTTTCCCCTGCACATCCGACAGGCCACGCTGTCGGGCTCGACCATCACGGTCAACCTCAACGTCCCCGCACCGCCGCTGGTGATCGACAAGACGCTGGTACTGGACGCCAACACGGTTCCTGTGGGGTCGGGGGCCACCGCAGCCTCGAAACTGGGGGCCGTTTCGGCAGTCGTTGTCGCCGGGGGGACGTCCGGGTACGCCGTCAACGACACAGTGACGCTCACGGGAGGCACGTTCACCCAGGCGGTGGTCCTGCTGGTGACGGGCGTATCGGCCGGTGTCATCACCACGGTCAGCGTCCAGACGGCAGGGACTTACACGGTTTTGCCCTCCAACCCGGTGAGTCAGGGCAGTACGAGCGGAGTCGGCGCCGGGGTTCCCACGTTTACGATTACCTGGGGAGTGAGCTCCCTCGTCGTGACCGCCGGGGGGGTGGCCTATCCCGCGGGAACCACGGTCACGTTCTCGGGCGGGGCCGGCTCGGGCGCTACCGCGACCCCGACGATGGACGCCAACGGCACGATCACCTCGACCGCCGTCACGGCGGCGGGGACGGGCTATACCAGCCTGCCCACCGTGGCGTTCGTCTCCCCGACGGGGGTGTGCGGCTTCACGTTCCTCGACGACAGCGGCGCCGCGGTCACGGTGACGTCCGTGGCCGTTGCCGCCTCGGGGGTGGACCTGACCGTTGGCCTGTCGGGGGCACCCACCGGGACGCCGTCCACGTTCGTGCTGCACTACGGCTGGGGCATGAACCCGGCCGGCTCCAATAACGCAGGGAGCTTTTCTCATCCGGCTCGCGGCAATATCAGGGACAGCGACCCGGAAGTGTCGATTGACGGCTGCCCTCTGTACAACTGGTTGCTGAACTGCAGTCAGGCGGTGACGTGATGCCCAGCGCCATCGCGGGGACGATTGACTTCAATACCCAGGTGAATGCCGGCTCCGGTACCACGGCGGGCGTCTGCATTGATTCGACCGGGACGTTCGCTTACTGCACCAACAGCGCCGGTAAGGTCTATCAGTTCACGGTGGCCACCGGGGTAGCCTCTGGCGGCTCCTGGCCGGTGACGGGACTGACGTCCCCCACCGCGATCTGCCTTTCCCCGGATGACCTGACCCTCTACGTCTTGCAGGACAACGGGCAGATTTACACCATCCCCGTGGCCTCTCCTGCGGCCACCCTGCTTGGGACGGTCAACAATTTCGATGGACAGACGGGCCTGTGGCGATCGATGCTTTTCGACCCGGCCAACGTAAATCGGTTGCTTCTTTGCAACCAGGGCAATGTTGCCAAGAAGATTTACGCCTTCGACGTGCCCACGGTGACGGCCAGCTACTATTACGATATCAGCAGTGTTCATAATCCGGTTGGCCTGGGGGTCGTGGACAGGGACACGGATTCCCTGCTCGTCACGGCCACGGGCCTGGCGTCGGTGGGACAGAGCGGGGCTATTCTGCTCCGGTTTCTGCGCCGCCAGCAGCGCATGGAAGTCCTCCTGGGGACCGGGGCTGCCGGCAACACGACGGGGGCCGGTCCAGCACAGGGTTTTACGAACGTGATGAATGTCAACAACCAGGCGTGCGGCGATGCGGACGGGCGTATTTATATCGGCCGTGCCAATGCACTGTTGACCAAGATCGAAACGGACAAGACGGTGACAGACATCAACGCGACCTTGCCCGCCAACGTGGCCGGTGGGTGCGTCTATTCGTCGGCGGTCAACCGGATCATTCTGGGGGCTTCTGGCGCCCGGGTTTTGTTCGTGAAGTGAAGGAGGCCATCATGGGCACCGCAATCTACACCGGCACTCCGGGCCGCGTCGTGGCTGGCCCCGAGGACGTCGCCGCTCCGGCCGCAAATACGCCCGCCGTCGTTACCTATGCGGCCGCGAGTGGACGAGGCCATGTCGTCGGTCAGCTGTTTTTCGGTTACGACGGAGCGCCGACCGCAGGCAAACTCACGATCGAGGACGGCGCCGGCAACGTTGTCTTTCAGTTGCCCGTTACCTCGGCAGGGGTTGGCCCTTTGAACTTCACGCCCGCCAAGGAAGGGAGTCCGAACACGGCCATGATTATTACCCTTGCCGCAGGCGGATCCAGTGTAAAAGGGTATGTCTCGGCGACACACTGGACGGAGTCTGCCTGATGGCCACTACGTTTTCGATTACCGGCGTGAAGAACGTCGCCAACGGCTACGAGGCGAAGTACACGATCAACGGTGATGCCAGTCGCGGCATCGTCTTTGCCTCCGCCGCCGCGTTTTCGCAGTGGGTCGACGACCATCCGCTCACGGAAGAGGACGTCCTCGCCCTGGCGTTCCGGGTCTGGAAGGCGAAAGACCCCGGCCTCAACATCGCCAACATCGTCGGCAAGACGCTCACCATCAACCTCAATGCGGCAACGAACATCGTCACCCTGACCTAGAGGAATCTATGGCCGTCCAGAACGTCGTCATCGTCGGCCCCGACGAAAGCGGCAACGTCACGATCCAGATGGGGCCTTACGGCTACGGGACCACGGTCGACGCTCTCTTCACGCCGCCCGATGATTCGAGCATCTCCGTCATCAACAACATCGGCACGTTCCTGCGTGAAGCGGGCTACTCGACCCTGACAGAAGACGCCAAGGCGGCGGTAGCGGCCCACGACTTCCGGTACTGAGGTTCCGTGCCTTTCAAAGGAGCTACGATGGAGGTCTTTATCCTGCACGAATCGGCGGATCACGAGAGCGACGCCGTTTTCGGGGTGTTCTCCAGCCTCGAAAAGGCCGTCGCCCACGCGCAGGTGGCCTTCCCGCATTACAGCGACGTGCGGCGGTCGAAGTTCCAGGACGGCATGTGGTACTTGTGTGAGCCGTTACCCGACCCGATTCCCGAGCGCTCGGTGACAACGACCGTTGATGGCGAGCAGGTCAGAAGTATCGGCTTTGAGGTGCTCCGGTTCACTCTGGACGAAGCGACCTGGCCGCATTTGGCAACCGCGGAGTCGAAGTAGTGCCCTTTACTGGCCGCTACCACCTGATTCGCAACTGGTGGCTCCCCACGGGAGAGTTGTCCGCTCCCTTTGTGCTCGACCGCAGGGACAAGGCGCTGCGTCCGTACCTGGGTAAGGGCGAGGCCCGCGACGAGTGGAGGCCGTCCCAGGACCAGCGAGAGGCTGTAAGGAAGTGGCGGCACTGGAAGGAGCGGGTGGAGGCGGAGCCCACGCGGGGGCGGCAAAGGCGGCTGGCGGAGCGGCTGCTCAAGCGGGAGCGGGACTGCGAGCGGGTCGCGGCGCTCTTCAGCAGCGCCGACGTCTTCCCCTTTCAGATTCTCCGTGACGCGGCCCTCGGTTCGGTGGGTACGCTGGCCCTCAACAACAACTACGTTGCGGGCACGTCCGGCAATGCTCTGTCGGTCCGCTACCTGTGCCCTCCCGGTGGTAAAACGATCAACAATGTATACTTTTACATCTCGTCTTTCACCGGCACGGCCGCCAATGTCGACGACCTGAATCTGGAGTTGCGTCCCGAGGCGAGTGCGGGGGCGGCGTCGCCCGACACGGCTACCCTGACCGAGTCCAAAACGTATAATCCCTCGTCAACGACCGGCTGGAACAAGTCGACGGGCTGGACGAGTGTTCTTTCCGCCCTGGCTCGTGTCTACTTCATCGTCGGGGATGCGGACGGCGGCGCTACCGATTTCGCGACCATCGCTACTCGCCTGGCGTTCATGGACGTGACGTCGGGCAGTCAGCACCTATGCCGGTGGCTTTCGGTCACAACCACGGGCGGGTTTGCCTCCGGTAATTCTGTAGCCGGCTCGGTCGTTGGCAACATGGTGCTGACGTTCTCTGACTCCACCGTTTTCGGGAACCCGATCACGGGCGGGACGGCGCCCGCCAGTGATACCAACCGCCGCGGCCTGGTCATCACAACGAGTGGTCTGGTCGCCAATGTACCAATCTTCGGCGCCGTCTGGACGGTTGCCAGCGCCAGCATCTCGGGCCTGGAAATCTGGACGGGCAGCAATGGACCTTCCGGGACGGCGAGCAACGTTTCCACAGACATCCTGTACGGGGCCGCGGCCAACCGCCTGGGCTGCCTGACGTCGGGCGGCACGCCCTACACCCTCCTGGCCGGGACGCAGTACCGCATCGTGGCGACTTACTCCGGCGCCGTCACCAGTGGCCCCCAGCGCCTGGACATCGGAACGGGTGCCGACGCCAACCTCCGCGCCGCCATGCCGGGGGGCGGCAATCTGTACTACGCCCGCGCCAATGCTACCACGGACTGGAGTAACGACCTGATCAGCTCGCTGCCGGCGATGGGGCTGCTGGTGGACGGGCAGATTGCCGCCCCGCCGGTTGCCGTTCTCTTTCGCCCCGGTGATCAGTACATCAACGAAACACTACTCGTGTAGGAGGTAATCATGGCCCGGGCTTATACGGTATCGTTCGAGAACGTCACGATTTCGGCGGCGCAGGATCTGGCCGTTGTGAAGGGGTCGACGGGCAAGACGTGCCGGATCAAACGCGTTTGGCTGGGGGCGACCAGTACCACGCTCCAGACGGCGCAGAGCCTACGGCTGCGCTGCCGGTATCTGCCGGCCACTGTGACCAACGGTTTAGGCGGCACGGCACCGACGCCGGTTCCTCTCGACCCGGGGGACGCAGCGGCAGCGGCGACGGCGCGCGTCAATGACACCACGCCATCCACGACCTCGGGGACGGCGGTCGTACTCATGGCCCAGGGTGTTCACAACTACGCCGGATTAGACTATAGCTTCCCCAACCCGCCCGTGATCGGGCTCAACGAGCAGTTTACCTTTGAACTGCTTTCGACCGTAACGGGGACGTGTGCGTTTTCCGGCGGGATCGAGTTCGAGGAAAGCGGGTCGTAAGCCGTGGCGATCCTCCGCCAAACGACTATCGTCGTCCGCCCGCGTTCGCGCTGGCACACCGGGATGACGGCCGCGGTGCCACCGCCCGTCGAGCAGCTGCCGTGGCTCAAGCGGCAACAGGTTGCGGCGGAACTACCGGGAGAACCCCCAGCCGCGAAACGGCTGCCCCCGTTCCCCGTCGACACGGGCCTGCCCTGGCAACGCCGGCCAGCGGTTCCGGCGGCACAACCGGAAGCGGCCGTAACGCCGTCGCGCTGGAACCCGGGCGCGGGCGGCGTTACGGCCGCCGAGCAGCTGTCCTGGCGAAGGGTCCTTCGTCCCGTTCCGGCAGACGCTCCGGGCGAAGCGCGTCCCCTCGTCTGGAACCCGGGGACCGTTCCGGTTGTGCCCCCCGCGGTTGATTCTCTTCCCTGGCTGGCACGCACCCGCGGCGAAGCACCCTGGCGGGACGTATTGCTGGGGCGAGGCACTGGCGGCTGGCTGTACAGCGTTCAGGTTCCGGCCCCGCCCGTCGTTGTCATTCCGGTCCGCAAGCTGTCTCTGGCCGGCCGTGTCGAAACCGCCCTTGCCCTGGCTGGCCACGACGAAACCGCCCTGCTCTTGACCGGCCGGGTCGAAATCGCCCTGTCCCTGGTGGGGAGCCTCGACGTGAGTAGCCTTCTTCAACCCCTCGGCTGCGTCTACGGCGAGGCCGTCGAGATCACCCTGACGATGGACGAGGCCCCCGCCAGCGGCGTGTCCGGCTGGACGCTCGGGTTCTGGCTCAAGAAAGATCAGGGGTCCGACCCGCCCGCCGTCATCGTGACCAAGACGTCCGGGTCCGGGATTACACTGGTTGACGCGGTCAACGGTGTCTGGACCATCGACCTGTCGAGCACCAACACGAAGCAGGCGGTGGGTTCCTATTATTTCGACGTCTGGCGGACGGACGCGGGCGATGAGACAGCCCTGGCACAGGGGCGGCTGCTGATCGGCAACACGACGCGACCCTGACCCTGCCGCGTTTGCACGCGCTGCCGCCCGGCAGATAAACTGCTGGTGCGGACGCCGGAGCGCCCTGGCGTCTCTTGACCGAGGGGGAGTAATGGATTTCGCACAGGCTGTCCAGACGGTCGGCTTCCCGGGGGCCTGCCTGGTCGTCCTGGGGTTCGCGGCCTGGAAGGCGCTGACCTACTTGACGACGCAAATCCTCCAGCCCATCGCCAAGCGTCACCTTGAGTTCATCGACGCGATGGAGCGCTCCCAGGAGAGCCGGGACAAGACGGGGCGGGAACAGGCGGACATGCTACAACGGGTGGTTGAGATCCAGTCGAGGCAGGCGAACGAGTTGACGGAGCAGACTAACCTGCTCAAAAAAGTTGCCTCGACCGCAGTCGTTCAGACGAAAATCATGGTCGAAGAACAGAGGCAGCAGACGGACGACAGGACGAAATGAAGGGGGGACTGATGCGTCATGCCGTCGTCCAGGCCACAGAACGAGGCCGAGAGCGGGCCCGGCGGGGCCCCCCCGGCCCGCGGGGGGGGGGCCCCCCCCCCCCCCCCCAAC